CCCCCCCCTGTGGTTCCAGGAGTACCTATTGTTGGTGGGTGAAATTAAATGAAGAAGGGGTATGAGATGTTCGATGTAGTAAGTATTGTGGTTCTAATTGTCCTTGCACCAGTATTGGTTCGCTTCATTGATAGAGCCTATGTGGCAAGCAAGAAAACCAAATTGGGAAAGGATTTAGAGAAGGTTCTGAAGGACGCTTAGCGTTCTTCTTTTTTTTTGTTTATTTCACTTAGGAATAGAAGTGAACCAGCACTCCAACTATATGAACCACATCTGATATTCAACTATTACACCATTGTGCTTATTTGAACAACCGATTTTTAGCCTATCATTGAAGTTAGCTCACGGGAGAATATCTTCCTGAAGCCAAAAATTTACGCCCCAAAAGGTTTCAGGACAACTGCAAAGAATTGAAGGTTTAATGCCGTTGGTTCTTTTTCTATCACCACAAAATAGAACCACAACATATACTTTGCATATATGAACCACCATCATAGTTGGTAGATGAAAAATAAATTGAAAGGAGTCGAAAATGGAAAATCTTTATATTGTTGTCCTTGAAGGGGGTAAAGAGATTGAAGTTTGGGCATCCAGCGAAGATAACCTTTGGGAAAGATTGGGCGAAATGGGTGTCAAGATTGCCGAAATAGTTGCAATTCTTGATGCTCAATACGAATTGGTGGGTTAATCCACCAACTCTTCTTTTTATCACCAAAAAATAGAAGTTAGTGAGTGAATTTTAAATCTTATCAAAAGGAGCAACCAATGCAAAAGTTCAAAGAAGCCTTGATTCAAGCTTATAAGAGCAAGGACTATGATGCCATTAAGCACATCAAAAGAGAGATCTTTAAAGAGCTTAGCGGTGGAGATATCGATCTCTTGTTAAAGCTCATCGAGTGCGATGAGATGATCGAATCAGCCAGAATTACGGCCTATAAAGAGTCCCAAGAAGACTCCAGTATCTAAGTTGCGGGCTTGTCCCGCTTTTTTTTTAAAAAAAATATTTGAAAGGAATAAAAAATGGAAAGTATCCAAAATGCTCTTGAAGTTGAAGGTATCAAGGGTGGAGCTGAAATGGCTCCTAGTATCGAAGGTAACATCGACATCAATAAAGAATGGAGTCTTATGGCTCCAGAGTTCATTGTGAACCACCTCAGCGTTAAAGAGGTGGAAAATAAAGTGCATCTGTATCTTGCAGGTGAGAGAGTCCTTATTCGTTTCAGCAAGAAAGGGTTTGTCTACTTTATGGTAGGCAAATCCCTCATTAGAGGGAGTGCAAGACAAGCATTGATTTCAGTGCTATTCCAGCTTTGTAAGCCCACTTCCTATGTTGGAAAGTTGGGCAAGTATGAAGTTGAGGTGGGCTTGCTCAATGGCAAAGAGCTTTATTTCTGTTTTAGTAGCGAGGGGCTTTCATTCATTGCGTCTAAGGATGCAATTGAAAGAATGGCTACCGAAATGTCCTATCGTGAGGACTTCGAAGCAGCCAGAACCACCGACAATGGCATTCAAGTCCCAGAAATAAGCCACGAGGCTTATGGGGATAGCGAGGCAAGCTTAGGGTGGCTCTATGTAGAAAACCTCTTGGAGCAATTGGAAAAGGCTTCAGACCTAATTGCTATTGCCAAGCAATCAGGCCACCCTGAGGTGGCCCAAAAGCTTCAAGAAATCAAGGAGCTATTGAGGGATTGATTCCCTCTTTAGCTCTTTTTTTTCATCACCTATAAAATAGATATTCGTGGTTCTTTTCGTAAATTATTCATAGGGGTACAAAATGAGGGATATAAATGTGCTTATGAGTTATAAAAAATTGGTAAATATGAAAGAGAGAAGGGTAAAAAATAAAAAGAAATATAATAGAAAACAGGAAAAGAAAGCTATTCGTAAAGAGTGGTTCTCATTTTAGCAAGCGTATAAGTGTTGATGAACCACAGCCAAATGGGCCAGTGGTTAAAAAAAATGGTTTTTAGACACGAAGATTCATAGAAGTATAAAAGATGCACAAAAAGGATGATATTATGTATCTCTATCAAGTTAAATTATCAAAAGGCTATTCAAGCTTACTCATTATTGCGTCAAAAGAAAAAATAAAAGAATATCTTGGCAAAGGATATAAGGTGTTATATGCACATTTGTTAAAGGTTTTCAAATGAGAACCACCTTGTTACTTATCCTATTTATCTCCTCATTGTTTGCAGGTTCAAGCTATGTATGCAGGGACAACCACTATGTGATGTCCTTGTATGTCAATGGAACCACTGCGAAGCTTAATGGAAAAGAGTATAAGTATTTTGCTGAGTATTTTTGGAATAGAAAAATATATAGAAATCAGAAAGGAGGATTTACTTTTAATGGCAAGACATTGGTTGTTCCAATTAGAGAAGGTAAGCTTATGATATTGAAATGTAATAAACTAAAGTAAAAGGAGAAAACTTGAATGGAAGGAAAATATCCAAGAATGAGATACAAGATTTATTCAATTAGGCTCATAGAACCGCCCAGCTTCAACGCTATTGAACGATTGGTGGTTCACTTGATGAATCTATCGTTTCAAATAAAAAGGGCTTAGAAATGAATTTCGAGAGGTTTGATTATTGGGTAGCTGAAAAATGGCTGCCATATCTCATCGATAACGATCCAAGTAGTTTGACCGATGAGGAATATGGTCAGATAAAAGAATGGGAATCGCAATTCTCAATGTACAGTCCAGTATTTGAGACAACTGATAAGATTTGTGAACTTTGCACGGATGAAGTCACAGGACTGAAAGCTAAATGTATTTTAGTAAAAATGTTTATGCCAAAAGAGCTATTGTATCTATGAAAGGGGGAAAGAGATGAAAGAGAAGCAATATTATACAAAATGCATGGACGATGGAGATTTCATTGATGGAGTAGAAAATCTTGAATGCAGGGTTAAATCATCAGAGGCATCAACATTAATAAACGCTTCAACTGCATATAAAAAGTTGGACGAGCTCATGGGAAAATTTGTTGCATCTGGAATAATTCTTGAATTATATGCCTATGGTTCTTGCAAGAAACTAATACCACCAGTTGCAATAATTGATGGATTAAGCGATGAAACAATAAATGCGATAAAAAAAGATTTAGAAAGAACAATAAAATCAAAACTATCTTTTGTTCCAAATGAGATACTACAATCTATAAAAAAGGAGAGAAAATGATTAGACTTGAAGCGATGGCAGCCAAGCTATTTGAAGATAAGGGGCTTGATGATTTTAGAATAAGAAGAAATGGAACCACACTATACATAGTAACTGAATGTGGTAAGAATGTATCGATCATAGTTGATGAATCGCCAAAAAGGCTAACAAACGAAGAAAGAAGTATCATAATTTCAAAAATCGAAGATTTTGTAAACAAATACGAAGAAAAACTAAGACAATATATTGAAATGTCTAAAAAGGCAAAAGAAAAAAGAGAAGAGTTCAACAAGTTTGTAAAAGATAATGAATTGACATACTATGGATTTATTGGACAAGAGCCAGTAAAGCAAATACTTGACCAAAAAGCCAAAATCGTTATAGATGAGGCCACTGGAGACATTTCGATAAAATGCAATTACTTATCATATTCGTTCACAGAAAATGAAATCAAGCAAATGCTTGAAGAATTAGATAGGTACAGAAACCTGTTTAAGAAAGCATATGAGATGCGGAAAGAGTATGAATCTATTGAGGAAGAGCTTGAACAAATCAAGTTATATGAAACAAAATGCTAAGGAGCATAAAATGAAAAATGAATGGCCACCATACCGAATAATTCCTCAATCGAGAACCACCACGCTAAGTGGTGGTGGAGATTGAGGTAGTGGTTCTTATATTAGCTACACTTCGTGAGTGTATTTTTTACACTTTCCGATATGTTTTTGTGAACCACCGAAGCGCAGCGATAGGTGGTTCCTCAATGCTTTGTATATAAACCAGTGGTTTATCCACTGGTTTATACAAATATTTAGTGGTTCATTTTTTGAACATCGATCTTAGTGGTTCAAATTTTGAACTTATATTTAGTGGTTCATTTTTTGAACTACCTAAGTTCATTTTTTGAACTCTGCTTAAAGTAAGCTTAAATAAGCATATCTTAAGGGAAAAATATGTATAATGTATTTATATTAGCATCAAGGAGACAATGTGAATAAAAGAAAACCAATGACATTGCTTCTTGATAGCAAGACCATAACCATATTGCAGAGATATGCTGAAGATATTTTAGGTTCAGCTAATGTATCTCAAGTGGTTCGGTCGATAGCAAGGGAGATACAAAAGCGTGAAGGATACACTGAACAAGAATTGGAAGCCTACGCAAAAAATCGTAAAATCAGGCGATTGGATAATAAGTGAGTGGAAGAAATGGCTGTACCAAAAAAGAGGAATACAAGATTTGAGCATGATAGAAATAGCAATAATAGATATTATTGCAGAAATGTCATTTAGATACGGAAACAGATATTGTTATCTTTCTTATTCAGATTTTGGTATTAGTAAGGCTACTGTAAGCAAACACATTAAATCTCTACAAGAAAAAGGATTGTTAAAAAAAGAAATATCGTATCTTGAACACGGTGGTTCTAAAATAAAAGGAAAAAACAAATATATATTGCATCTACCAGATGAATTAAAAGATAAATTCAAATTCTATGGCAAAAAAGATCAAGCAAAAGAAAAGCAAGAAATAGATATTAGTGAAATAGAGATATAACCACTACATAGAGCCACTCAAGCAAGGTGGTTCCATTGTGGTGGTTCATTTAATGCACGAATAAGGCTGCCGCCACAGCCGAAGAGCCTACCTTGTTGGCGGACAAGGTAGGCCGCCACCACCCAACAACGCAGTGGGTATTCCACGCAGCAGCGTGGATAGACTATAGCAAGCCATTTACATGTGACTTATTTGAGCATCACGACGAGACACAAAACGGAAAGGATTGAAAATGGTATTCGAAATTAGTTTTGATGCAATATCATCAAAAAGAAACAAAAGTGCGCATTGGGACATACCACATCTTACGATAAACATTGAAAATCCAAAAGAGCTTAGAGCAGAAATTATTGAACATTTATGGCAGAACGGCGCATTGAACAAAAGGTTCAAGTTTCAATACGAATATATCGATGGAAAAGATAGGCCAATCATATCAGGTGTCATTACTAAAACATATACGAAAGACTACAGGACTGGAAAAAATATGTATTTCGAAGTTTGGATTTCAATTAGAAAAATATGTTTTGCTGAAGAAGAAATACAAGAAGCATTTAATTGTAAGGAGTAGATGATGCAACTTAGAGATTATCAAAAGGAAGTTATAGACAAGGTTCTTGAGTCAAACAGCAAGCAGATTATCGTTAATTTGCCCATGGGAGGCGGTAAAAGTTTGATAATCTCTAAGCTAGCAGAATATTATTCAAATCAGGCTCCTGTGGCGGTTCTAACGGAAACATCAGCGCTAGTGGACCAACTTGACCACCACTTAAAACTTGATAAAGAACCACCACATATCATCAAATCTGGTAAACACAGGCAGGGGGGTTCCAATATATATCTCATCATGGAACAAAGTTTTCATTTAAATAAAAGAAAGGAATTTGAGCATCTAAAAGGATGTATAATACTAAGAGATGAGCTCCAAAAAGGTATAGAGGGTAAAAGATTCAAAGAGATTGTAGATTTCCTTGAGCCACAGAAAATCATTGGATTGAGCGGAACTCCATACAATGAAAAAGCAAAACCTTACAAAGATTGGGAATATATAAATGGCATCTCTATGCAAGAACTAATCGATAGAGGCTATTTGAAAAAACCAAAATATTTTATTCCAAAAGTGATCCAAACAATAGATACAGACAAGTTAAAGGATAGTGGCAACGACTACAATCAGAAAGAAGCTGGAGAGCTATTATCTCAAGACGAAATCCTAAATGCAGTTAGAGCTACTTGCAAACAAATAGATTTAAACAGACGATACACATTGTTTATATGTTCAAGCATAGAGCAAGCCGAAAAGACATATGAAGCAATAAAAGATTTGGCAGATGGTGCAATAGTTCATTCAAAGAAACCAGACGAGTTCAATGAGAGAGCTATCGATATGTTCAAAAATGGAGATCTCAGGTTTCTTGTATCAGTATCGAAAATAGCCATTGGTTTTGATGCTCCGATTGCAAATACACTCATTAACCTTAGACCAACGAAAATCTTGAGGCTATGGAAACAGTTTGGAGCAAGGCATCTTCGTTCGAATGGCATTGATGAATATGGAGAGCTATATGACTTCGGAAAATGTATTCAAAATTTAGGTTTTGTAGAAGATGAATATAATCCATTAGAACCACCATCACAACAGCCAAGATATAGAAAATATATTGACAGCTATGTGAAGCAATCGGACGATGAGGTGGTTCAAGTAACAAAACAGGATGTTGAAGTATTCATCAAAGAGATTGAAAAAAGAGAAAAAAGAAAACTATCTGAACTATCAACAAAAGAGCTGGTGGTTCTGTTCGATGCTACTCAAAGCGTTACGAAACTTGCAGACATTGCGAATGAATTCCATTACAGGAAACATAAATGGAGATTATCTGCAAATGCTATGGCAGCAATGAAAGAGAATATGGCAAGAGTGTATACGATACTTGATGCCTATGGCAAGGGCAATGCAACACTGAAAGCATACAAAACAAGACTAAGAAACATACTCAATCAAAACAAAAAACTTGCATCAATGATTTATTTTCCAGATTGGTGGTTAGAAAAAATGTATGAGAACCACCCATGGTGGAAAGAAGAAATGAAAGAAGCAGATGAAGTATTTTAAAATAAAATATAAAAAGGAGAAAAAATGCTTACGGAAGTAAAAATGAAAGTAACGCCAGAGTTGTCTGAAAGAGTGCAAGAAATTGTATTTGCAAATGGTGGTTCTTGGCCAAATGGAAAACGAGAAATAAAGTATATTGACTATAAATATCTTTTTATAAATGAAGATAAAAAAATTTCAATGATATATGATAATGAAGATTTTTACAAAGAGCACGAATTTGAAGAAATTGATGCTTATTCATTCATCGTATCAGCGGGAAATGAAAAATGGGTACCAACGCCAGGAGAAGATGCACTATTTTCAGATGATGGTGAAACATGGAAAAAGGATATTTTCTTGTGTTATAGACCAAATACACTTATGCCTTTCAAGGCCACAAATGACTCATATGTTTTATCAAAACCACTAAGCAAAATAACATCATTCGTTGATTTTTTGATACAAGAAGGTGTTTATAATGAATATATGTATAACACAAGAACCGAAAATCAAAGATGGCCTTTTAAAGAAAACTATAAAACATTAGACGAAATAAAAAAGTTAGACCCATACGATTTCATTCAAGAAGCATTTTATTGGAAAAATACAAAAGAAGGATTTGGTTTCTGGCAAAAGTTTCACGACAAATGGATTGAAATAGTAGGAGAGAATCCTACTATACCATTTGAATAGGAAAAATAATGTGCGATATAGATTGGAATGGATTAACAATATTCTCAGTCGGGACACTAAGCTTATTAGCTATGATAATGGTTATATACTACACATTCAACGATAGCTAATCCAAATACGATGCACAATACAGAACCACCAAGAGAGGTGGTTCAAATGCCAAAGGAGACTATATGTATATAAATCATATCATCAATTATATAAACAGTCAAGGAAGATTTGAAACATCAAGAGAAATTATTGAGAACGCGTGGTGGTTCTCAGTAAGCTCTCTTTTAGGGCTACTACAGCCAAAAATCTCATACAAAAATCTTCCTTTGAACTACTTTGGCATCACAATAGCGTCTTCGAGCGCAGGAAAATCTTTTAGTCTTGATAAAACAATAGAACTTTTGAACCCAAATATGAAAGGGTACAAAAACGCAATAATCCAAGGGTTTCAAAAAGCGAATATGGCACTACCATTCGATGACGAAGAAGGTGAAATCATTATAGATGGCTCAAAGGTGCCATTGAAAAACTTCCTTCCATTGGATTTCACTATCAACATAGAAGGAACACCAGAAGGATTGTATCTTAGAGCATTAGCGCTATCACATAGCTGGTGCGGTTCACTAAATGTGATTAACGAGGAAATACTTGATATTGTCAAAGATTCAAATCTCAATAGAATGAAAGAGTTGTATGATGGAAAATTCAATGCAAAAATAATCAAGAGCAATGTAAATAGAAACATAGAAGGCATCAACTCTAATATGCTTATCTTTGGCTCAAGCATTGGACTAAAGAGAAGCTTATCGACTTATCAAATGTTCAGCAACGCATTAAACTCAGGTATTTATCGTAGAAGCTTTATCTACTATGAACCACCTCAAGAGAGACAATTCAAGACAAAAAAGGAAGAGTATGATAAAGATATCATCGAATTTGTCGTTAGCAACATCAAGAGTTTTATTAAAAGTAACATTGACAAAAGGCTTGAGGGTGAAAGCATTGTTATCGATATATCAATCAGCGATGGAAAATATGAAGATATTAATAAGGAATTACTTGAGTTCTCAAATCAGCATATAGACGATGAGAGATTCAATGCCGAGCTAGGCTCATTTGACAAAATAGTAAAACTTGCAGCATTGCACGCAATAGCAGGTGGTTCTCTTAATGTAACTGATGATGATGTCGACTATGCATATGACTTCTACAAACAATGCAGGAATACGGTTCAGGACTTATTCAATACAGAACCACAGCATAAAAGAATATATAAGCTCATCAAACAGTATGGTGAGCTTACCAAAAGCGAAATCCTTGAAAAGGATATATTCCAGAGAAACACATTCAACGAGGATATAGAGCTTGTCCACGAGCTTGCATATCGAAATAATGAGGTTTTGGTGGAGCGTGGTTCCAAGATTAAAAGATATGCGATAGAACCACTGCCGCAGACTGATTTGAACAAAATAATTGTATCGGTAGCTACAGACGGTAAGGGTGCAAAATCAGTCATATTCAGAAATCTTGAATTGCCATTCTTTGGAGAAAGGAATTCCATTGAAAAACTTGTCAGAAGCGAAAATTACGAAGCGTTCAGCCTTGTACACTATGATGGAAAGAGAGCGGATAAAAATACGATTGAAGGACAAAATGCGATTGCGTTTGATTTTGATGAAGGTTTCACAATTGAACAAGCACAAGAAATATTGAGGCCATTCACATACATTCTCTATACGACAAAATCACATACAGAAGAGAACCACCGATTCAGAGTGATTTTGCCAACTAAACATAAATTCTATGTTAATCCAGAACAGCATAAAGGGTTGATAGAGAACATTGCAAAATTGCTCAATCTGCCATCATATGATGTATCGACAAGAAACATATCAAGATTGTGGTTTACAAATCCAAATACGGTGGTTCTAAAGAATGAGTCGGAATTGCTTGATGTTCTTTGCTGTATCCCAGAAACAAATTCTGAGAAGTTTATAGCAAAAGCAGAAAGCGAAGATATAGATGATATAACGAAAGATAAGCGCATTCAAGGAATGGTGAGATGGACGCTTGCAAACGGATACAAAGGAAACAGAAACATATCTTTGTATCGTTTGATGAAGTTCGTAGAGGACATCAGTGGTCCCAGTGATGAAGCAAGAGAAGTTACATACAGAACAAACGCTATGCTTCAAGAACCACTCAGTGAAAAAGAGATTCAAAAATTGCTAAGGAGGATATAGTGCAACTATATAAAGTTTACTTTAATATTTGTTTTCCTGGTTTGAAAGCAGTTGCTGGGAGCGTGGAGATAGAAACGCTTGCAAAAGATGAAAATGAAGCTGAAGACATTGCAAGAGATATATTTTTATCTGAATACTCATTGTGCCTTTCTGAAATTATTGAAAAGGAGAAAGATGATGAGTCTAATTGGCAAACTGAAAAAAATAGCATTTGACAATATCGAAGGAATGTCGGAGGAGGAAGCGAGGAACTATCTCATGAATGAAGCGCATCCAGCAAGTGGCTCAGTAGGCGGATTAATTTATTACAATGAAACAGAACCAATCGCATGTGAGCATCATGATGAAATTATAGAGATGATGCAAGATGTGTACGGAAATTATATCCCATCGGACAGACTATCTCTAAATGATTTGGCATGGTTTGCCTGGGAAATTCTAATTTTGGGCAACGAAGATATTATTGATGAGATTATCGAAGAAGCTGTAGAAAAAGAAATTGTAAAGGAGTAGAAAATGGAATGTTATTATGAATCTCCAGAGACGCATTACGGGGTAGACGACTTGTTCCCATCACACGGTTACAGACAATGGTGGTGCGAATTGACAGAAGATGATAGAGATGAAGTAAGAGAGCAAATTCTTGATTCTATGAAAGATGCTGAGGATTATCTGGAGAAAGTAAATGTAACAATATACTGCAAAATTGCCGACAGGCACTTTGACTTTGAAGTGGAAACAAGCGATTGGTTCAACGAAAATGAAATTGAGGCCTTGAGGAGAAAATATGGAAGATAGAAGTATAATTGAAGCAGGTTTTCAGCCTATTGAAAATGTTGGCTTGATAGTGGCTGGCTTAAAGCATCTGTATGATATAGATTATGAAAAATGGGAGAGTAGACAAGAGATTGAATACAGAATATGTCTAACAAATCTTGATGAAGAGCAAATATCAAAGCTTCAAGATTTAGTGTATTTCAATTTAGATGGTTACGACTATCTTATACTTTATCCAAAGGTTGAGTAGTGTGGTCAAAAGTTGGAAAAATAGAGTTCGAAGACCACATATATGGAAAATGTGTGATAAGAATTTACGACAGGGAGAACCACATAATCAAAACGATAAAACCATTGTGGTCTAAGCGTGAAGAGGTTTTTAACAAAATAAATAACCAATGGATCGGGTATCTAAAAAAGGAGAAGAGATGAATAGGATAGTTCAACTAATTGCAGATTTGGCAAAGAACGAAAAAAAGCTCAAAAAGGTGCTGAAAGAAAAAGAGGCATTATTGAACAAAAGAATCCAACTTATAGAGCTTTTAGAGGAGGAAGGATATTATGTTACAGACAACGGAATCAAATGTGATCCATCTGCCAAAAAACAAAGAAAGGATTTTGGAGCTTTTTAAAACGATGCCAAATCCAGAATATAGTGTAAGCTTTTTTAGCGATGATATGGCTGAATTGTCTTTATTCAACAAAGGTGGTTCTGTCGTGTATCACTATTATGGTTTTCCAGAAGATTGTCTGGAATTGGTTTTGAAACTAAATGAAACAAGGAGAACAAATGGGAATACTGACAAGCGTAGTAGGGTTCAGCGGAACGGGAAAATCGAGGTCTTTGAAGAGCTTATTGACATCTGAGCTACAATTTCCAGATGACACGATTTTGATCAGGGTTCTGAAAAAGCCATTGCCGTTTAGAAATAAACTAAGACAATGGGATAAAGACAAGAAGCAAGGCGATTACATATATCTTGAGAATGGCTCTATGATCGCAAAAGCGATTGAAGCATTCGATAAGTACGGCAAAAAAAGAATCATTGTAGACGATAGCACATTCACAATGGTTAAGTACTTTATGGACACCGCAAAAGAAAGGGGGTTCGATAAATTCACGGACCTTGCAAAACAATATTACGACATTTTAAAAGCAGGGGAAGCTACAAGCGAAGATGCGAGAGTATATATTGTGAACCACCTTGACGAAACACAGTATGGAAGATTGACTTTCAAAACGATTGGAAAGCTCATAAGTGAAAAAGTCGATATTCCAGCGATGATGACGGTGGTTCTTCAAGCGGAAAAAGACGATGATGGGTATTGGTTTATTACAAACAAAAGGAGCGACAATGATGTAGCAAAAAGTCCAGAGGATATGTTTCCAGATATTAGAATACCAAACGATTTGGCCTATGTCGATAAACAGATTTGCGAATATTATGGAATAGGAGAATAAAATGAAGCTGGCACTAACGGTAAAAGAACTGTTCGAGGTTCTCAAAGAGTATACAAATCTTGAATTAAAGGAGGTCGAAATAGTAGAGAAACAAGACCTGTATGAAAAACACTCTATTGCATACAAGAATGATGGTAGTAAGAGTTTCAGTTATGATTTGCACGAGTCTATCAAAAAAACAATCAAAGAAGAGCTAAAATACGAAAAAGGAGAATAATATGGAAAATTGGTTGGGAATTGACGAAAGCTTGCTTGAGGAACATGACAATATCGATGTGCCTGAGTTCAAACAGATTGAATCAGGCGTTTATAAAGTGAAAGTCGATAAAGCATATCTTACAACATCAAGCGGTGGCGCAACAATGTTCAATATCGATATGGTAGAGGTTACTGATGACAATCCTATTGGAGGTCGTCATATCTTTTGGAGTACTGCCGTTAGAAGTGGAGACGCAAAAGGTAATAAAGCCACATATACAAGAGATGGCAAAGAATATCCGCTGCCAGGAACTATCATGGTTAAACATTTGTTCGATGCAGTTGGAGTTCCATTGAATGTTAAACCTAAGCCTGTAAAGGTAGAACATTATGGGAAAGTGGTTGACGCAAAAGCTTTCCAGGAACTTGAAGGCAAAGAGGTTTGCGTAGCTATTCAGCAATACGAAAATGAATATAATGGAGAAATAAATACAAAAATTGATGTGAAGGATTTCTTTAAATGCAACGATTCTGAGAAAAAAGATAAATGGGAAAAATTCCTTGCAAAGAATCCATTGAGAAAACTTCGAAAGAAAAAAGAAGAACCAAAGCAAACTGCTGAAGACATCGAAATCTAAATAGAACCACCTCGCATGGGGTGGTTCAAATAAAGGAAGTCAAAGTGGATCTTGAAAAACTCAATGAAATTGGAATAGTAATATTTTGGATTCTTGGAATTATGTTCCTTTTTGTTGGCAATAAGCAAGCAGCAGTAATATGTTGGTCATATCCTGCTGGTTATATAGCTGGGTTATGTATATACGACTTGATTAAGGATATAAGATGAATCTTGAAAAATGGATTACGGAAAAAATACTTGAGAAAACGCAATATCAAGGGAATACTGAGGCTGGAATTAAAGCCATATCTGCATCAGATTTTGGTAACGATATTTTGCAAATATGGCTTAGATACAAATATGGAGTGCCTGAAAAAACGGAAATAGGCCAAGATACATTGGGTACGGTGGTTCATTTCGGTATGGAGCAGATACTGAAAGACGAGGCTGAAACAGAGGTTTCGATGGAGCTTGAGATGCCAAATGGCTGGAAGCTTACAGGTATGGCAGACATCGTTTTGCAAGATGCAATATGCGATATAAAAGTGACAAAAAGCTATACGATAGAAAGAGTTGAAAAAGAGCCAGACCATCAATATGTGTGGCAACTCAATGTATATCGCTATCTGTATGAAAAACTTCATGACAAAGAAATGAGTATGTACCTCATAGCGTTTCTCAAAGATGGAGGATATGATTTTAGGAAAATGGAAAATAAGCCATCTCTGAAAGTAATTCAAATACCGCTCGTATCTAATGATGAGATAGAAAAGAAATTTTACGAAATAACTTCACAGATAGAACAATTTGAAACATTAGGAATAGAACCACCTCAATGCAAAGATTTGTGGTTCAGGAAAGTGAGAGGAAAGTCTATTCCAGTAAGATGTATGCAATATTGCGCATATAGTGACAAGTGCAAATACTTCAATCCAAAACATACGACAACAATGGAGATGTGGTAATGATTCATTTCTTAGGCGAAAAGAACAATATTTGGTTCTTTGTATGCAACGGAAACGAAATAAGCGTATATGCACCCAACTACGAAACGGCTTTGAGAAGGGCGAAGGAAAGGTGCAAATGATAAATTTCATAAGCCATAAAGAGATACTTCCAGCGTGGCTCTATCTAAAACACAACATAGAACCACCACGCCATAAGTTGTTAGAATTTGCTATCAAAGGACTTGATTTCGATACGAAAAATATAAAAGTATCTAAAGTCATCAATGGCATTGATGTGAACGGAACGATAGAAGCCGAAGACGATGAAAACATTTATATAGTCAAAATGCCTAAGAGAAATGCTATCTATGGCAATGCGTACACACCACACATATCATATAATTCAGAACACCCGTATGTTATCCAAATAAATATCCTAAAATGGATATATGGAAAAGAGAAAAATATGAAGCTTATGGCTCTCTTTTGCGATGGTGGTTCTGATACTGTAACATTGCCTCAAGTGGAAGTTAAGCATTTAGTTGATGCTTTTACTTCAAGACTGAGTCTTTTATACAATACTGGTGCAGTCCCGCCTATGTGTGAGGATAGGTGGGTGAAAAAAGACAGATATGGAAGGAATACACCGACCAAATGCAACAGCTATTGCATAGTAAAGGATGTTTGTCCATATTACAAAAGATGTGAGGTGAACTGGTGAGTGGTAAAAGAAATAGAAACGCTGGAAACAGCTATGAGCGGAAAATAAAAAACGAACTGAACAAATTGTTCAATGGTTCAGATTATAGAACCACCCGTGAAGTTTCAAGATTTAAAGATGCAAAGGGTATAGACCTTATAGATATAAACGGCAAAGGGTGGTTCAGTGTTCAGTGTAAGAACACTGTCAATTTTCCAAAACTTGACGGTATAAATTTTGTAACGGACGAAGGTTATCCAAATATCCTTTTTTGGAAAAGAACCAAAAATGTGAATGGTAGATTTATGCCAAGAGGCGAATATGTAGTGATGAAGAAGGAGGATTTCTATGAACTACTTGAAAAATGTAGGAGATGTTGTAACGATAGATAATACAAAATATGTCGTAATTTCGGTAATTGCGAAGACATCTAAAGGTGGAGAAAAAATATCATATTATGTTCTAAAAAGCATGAATACAAAAGACCCGATTCGTGGACTTTATGGAACTACAGGAGGCGAATTTGGAGATTAATGAAAAAGTAAATCTATATTTAAACGGATATAAAACTGGTTGCGGATATAGTATCAAGCAGTATTTGGAAGTTTTGAAAGAATCAAAAATATCAGGAAGTGAACTATGGAAAAAGATAGAATTTGTGAAAAAACAGTGTCCTCAGTTAAGACAACTATAGACAATGTTCTAAGTGAGCGTGGATCTGTTTATGGAGACTTTAGAACGCAAGCGGATTTATGCCAATTGTTGAAAGACGATGTGCGAAATCAAGGCAATTGGCAAAAACTTCAACCATACGAAAAAGAAGCAATAGATATGATATTGCATAAGATTGCAAGGCTTGTAAATGGCGGGGGTGGTTCCAAGCACATAGACACGGTTGTTGATTTGCAAGGATATTCTAAACTAATACAAGATGAATATGAAAGGATTGGCAATGTGTAAAATAGTTGATTCCATTATCGATTGGAATGAGGAAAGAGGACTTAAGGATTTTGACCTTCAGGCTGAGGTTGCGATGCTAAGAGAAGAGCTTGAAGAGCTTGAAAACGCAAAGACTGAAGATGAGATTATTGACGCACTATGCGACTTAAGAGTAATAGCCACAGGAGCTACTCACAAGCTTGGATACGATCCAGAAGAGGCTATGTTTGAAACATTGAGAGAAATTCATAGTAGAAGAGGCAAATTCAATCCTGCAACTGGAAAATGGGAAAAGGATAAAAGCGAAGAAGCTCAAAAAAAATGGTACAAGGCGAACTATGAAAAAGCTCGTTACGATAGAGAAGTTCGCTGATATGTATGGAAAGCCATACAATTGGGCTTTCCAGTACTATAGCCAGCATAAGGAAATTGGAACCACCATCGACGGAAAGCCATATGTAGACATAGACAAAATAAAGAGGTTTGGAAAAAGAAAAAAAGAGGCCCTTAACTATGCACATGAGCTTTATTGGCTTCTTATGGATATATTTGAAACTGAAAGAGACTTATCAAAACGACTTGCAGTATACGGACATAGAACCGTCGATGCTTGGAACCAATATATTGGAAAATCAATGTGGGTTTTCCATCAAGACGAAATATATTATAAAATGTCAAAAGCGCTCATGGAATTTATCCTATTTGGCTCACGATTGATTTGGATTTATACAAGGGAGAAACAGAATGAAACCAATCAGCATCAATGGAAGTAAGAAGTATATCTCATATACATCATTTCATCCTTCCGACGAAAAATTGCCATCTATCATAGAAAGTTTTAGGACTTGGACATTGGATGTATATTTCAAAAAGAGTAAAAAAGATGAAGCTGATATTCGGGATATATTTATAAATTATATACCTTCTATCGACAAAATGAGAGTGGATATAGTTGCAACAATAAAGGAAGCTAAATGATGAAGCCAACATATGAGGAGCTTTATGGTGTGGATCTTGACACATACTATAATGTACTGGATCAATCAGTTGATTTTTCAAAAAGCGCAAAAGAGATAATTCCTCAAATAGTCAGTGCTGAGGCAAATATGCTTCACCAAAACTATATTAAAAATTATGCAAACAGAAACCATGAACTCAACGACAGGGAAGAGTATCTTGCTTCACAAATACAAAAGCTAAAGGACAAAAAAATAAAACATCTTAAAAGGTTGAGAGAATGGAATGGAAAAAAATCGAAAGCTATCTCAGCTTCTTTGGAGTCGATACATCCGTAAGAAAATGGGAGAATCCGAAAGCATTTATGGAGCGCTATGGTGAACCACCTCGTGGTATATATGTGTTTTGCAAAACATATCAAGGCACTCCGCTTGTCAATGGAAAATATAGAACAAGAACTGTAAACGCTGGCATACTTGACCAATTTAATTTAGTAAAAAGAAGATACAACAAGGATTCTATCGATTTGATGTACAAAATAGACTCCATGGAGAGGGGGACAAAGGCAAAAGTTGTTTCATATCTTGCAGACAAAACGGAATATACGAAAATATCTTGGTCGATATTTATACACGATGATGTTTATACAATACCTTTAAACCAGGCACCATACAATCTGATCTATTCGAAAAAGAGAAAGATTTTTGTCGACCTCATAAGTCCATATTTCGATTCTAACGGCTTTTTGAATCTACCTTGACCAATGATCAAAATAACTTCAAAAGACGCTTAGCGTTCAAATATGAAAGGAATAGAGATGGATTACTTCAGTACTCAGTTTATTATATATCTCTTTAGATGGATTGCGTCTAGCTTCGTAATGATGTTGCCCTTGTGGTTCTTGATCAAAATCAAGTGCTGCTACGGGCATAGATATATGGAATACATCCACCTGCTGGTGGTTCAAATTATTGGAGCGTTCATTTTCTACAAGATAGATGCCTGGATTTTCAAGTAGCAAGGTATTATATATATACCCTACCGCTCTCAAAAAGCTTACAAACCACGATTTTACGGTACTTACAAAGCAATATCATATACTGTAACATTTTGTGCTATAATACTGAAGAATATTAGGGTATATCAAGGAGTCATTTTTGAGAAAAGAAAGCAAGATTGGAAAAGTGACAATTGTGGACAAAGCAACTGGTGAGCTTTTTGATGTCCCAATTGCCACATCTGTCAAGTATTATAGCATAAAGAAAATGAACTTTAAAGGCAATATCATGAGCATAATGGAGAAACAGGCATATATTTGTAAGGGCGCAAAAGACATAATGGCTTTTTGGTGGATACTTAACAAATCGAAAGATAATATATTCGAACGACCAACTGAAATAGCTAGTGAAATTGGCGCAGATTACGACAAAAGAATTGCGCCATTGATCAAAAGAGGTATTGAATGTGGAATGTGGAAAAGAACTGGGAGAGGTAAATACCTCATTAATCCATATGTTTTTCTATCAAAAGGGACATCTAACGCTATTGCGGAGTTGCTTCAAAAGAACCACCCGACATGGGAGCTTGATGAAAAGTATGCACAATGGTTAGAAAAGATGAAAGGAAGGAAAGATGATTGAGCAAGCGCTTATGATAGGCTTGGTGGTTCTATTGCTATGTGTGCTAATCGCACTTGTGCATATGGACTATAGGCATTTCAATGATTTATAATGAAAGGAAGAGAATGATAGAAGAAGCAATTGAGAAAATAGATGTTGCGATAAACGCACTTGATGGCGCTATATCTGAAATTGGCATTGAAGCTGCCAGATTTAAACTCAATGGTGCTAATCCCGCTGTCGTGCTATCTATTAGCGATAATGTTAAGGAATGTGTCGGTGATCTTGAAAAAATAAAAAAAGATCTTGTAGCTGTTTTGAAAAAGATAAGCAAGTGAGGTAACCTGATATGAGAGTTAATCTTATTTACTATTCACCGCTATGGGTTTGTGTAAATGGAATAAGAATGAGCCATGATAGCTTTGATAAGAGTGATACATACTATGTAGCTTGTAATGGTGTCGCAAACTGCAATATAAGCTGCCCAGAATGCGGAAGCTCAGTTAAAGCAGATGAATATGATTCGATACTGTGCGCAGAGTGCGGATATGGTGTAATTGATGTAGCTTACCACATTGGCAAAAAAGACAAAGAACTATTAGAAAGAATTGGAAATAAGCTAAAACATAAGAGTGTACTTGAGCAACTTGTCTATTGGTTTGAGATAGACGGTATCAGCAGGGCATGCCTGCAAGAACTTGCAAGACACAGAACTGCAAGAATGGTCGTCAAGAGCACACGCTATACATTGAAGCAATTAAAAAACGATAATGATATTGTCCTGCACAAGGTAAAAAGCATGACTGACGGACATGAAATGGAGAAACTTGGATTTGAGGTATTCACAAATGAAAATTTGTGTTTGACTGGTAGTAGATATTCAGCTTACAAAAAGAGTGCAATCGAGAAATATCTCGTATTCACTGGCAATAAAAAAGTTGATTTAAATTCTGTAATGTCGCTCATTAGCCTCAAGGAGAATCTATCTCTTGGAATAGGAAATGATATTGCAAAATATTCGCTGCCAGAGGCGTTCAAAACAAAATTGCAGTGGCAGATTGACGGAAGGAATTTGCAGAATTTTCTTGAGTTGCGCTCAAGTCGTGATGCTCTTTGGGAAATCAGGAAGCTTGCCTGCACAGTATTCGATAAATTGCCAGATGAGCATAGATATCTATATGATGAATTTGTGGGAGAATGCAAACAGGGAAGGGACACCAATGGTGTTGATGAATATAAAAAAGAATAAGGAAAGAAATGGTTGAAGCAATCATAACAATTCTGCTAATTTCTATTTTTGTCGGATTTGGAGTTTCTATGGGAATAGATTTGTATAACTCGCTAATGAGCGATATACTAAGAATCATTAAAAGGGTATTGAAATGGAATGGATAATAATTGGTCTTTGCGTTGGTATTGGTTTGATTTTGGCACCTATTGTGTTCAATTTGATTCTTCTCATTGTTGCATTCGTGATTGGCGCTATATATGGATTGTTTGGTGACAAGTGAAGAACTGGCGGAATAGCAGAGCTTATCGAATATGGAGAGCGAAGGCAATCAGAAGAGATAAGCGATGTGTAGCGTGTGGTTCAATTAAACATAGGGAAGCTCATCACTTGAACCACGCATCGTACTTCAAAGACGAAAGATTTGACATAAATAACGGCATTACTTTATGCAAGAACCACCATGCAATGTTTCATTACCTGTTCATCGGCAGCTCAAGAAAAAAGTGTACGAAGAAAGACTTTGAGAGGTTCTTGAAGTTAATAGAAAGGATCGAGAATGAAGAAAAGAATCGACTGGAGAAATGGCATTCCAGAGCTAACGATGCATAAAGCTACTTTTAAAATAGGTGATAACTATAGTTTCTTATTTGATGATGATGTCATTACTGACAATGAGGCGATAGATGAATACATTTATCAGCTAATCAAGAGAGGAAAAATCGATCGTGCAAAACATCTTGCAAGGAGAAGATGTGAAAAAGCTGGATAAAAGGATAATAAAAGAATATGCAATACTTTACACATTCTACCAGAATCTTGAATTTGAAAATGTAGATAGCGAACCACCTCAGTGGGTGGTTCAATTGTACAGACTGAAAAATAAAGTCGGCAATGTGTTAAGAATATACGCAGACAGATATGCCGAATTAGCAAGATTACACTTTATGAAGAGTTATAAAGGAATAGATGAGAAAAGCAGGTACGGAGAATACATTTTGCCTATATTTGCCCTGACAATACTTGAGCTATACAAAGTCGATTTCAATAACAAAAAAATAGGCAGAGGCATAACAAATGTAGATGAGCTATTCGATATAATTGGCGAAACAATAGAGGATGTAAAAAGACACTATGGACACTATCCAAAAAAAGATATAGATAGGACTATAGATTTTGCATATAAACTCTACTATAAACTACTGGAGTGACAATGACCGTATTGGAGTTTAGCAGACTTCACGGCATAGACCCAAACACGATCTACAATAAATTTGGCAAAAACGACAAAATCTTCAAAGACGGAAAAGTAAATTATAAGCTTATCTATGACCTTCATAACAGCAAAGTCAACACTGTCAATTATGCTCATGAGCTGTATTATAAACTATCGGAATATATGGACGATCCATCGATGGCAAAGATATTGGCTTTAGGAAGTGAGCATGATGACAGGGCTTGGTTGAGATTTTTAAAAATAAAGCTTTTTGCTCCATTCACACTGAAAGATTTGGAGCTTGAAATAGATGATATGGTTTTGAAGTTCATAGAGAGAGCGGAGAAGCTCCTGCTCTCTACTTCGCTTTACTACGCTTGAATACTATGAGTTCTCTATCAGGAACATCGATGACTTTATCAAGCGATGGACTGTAGATTTTTCTTCCTTGTCTTTTTTCTTTCTTTAGCGTACCTACGCCTCTGATTACAACGGAACCACCTTCGGCAAGTTCTTTTTTCATATTCTCAAGAAAAAACCTATATGCTGCTTCAGCTTTCCCTTTTGATACGCCTACCTCTTGACACGCTTCGATGAATAGTTTTCTCATTTCTTTTTTCCTCCTTTTTTTGCGAAATTTGCTGCAAATGTTGCACGCTTTCTTGTTTTTGGATTCGGGCTTTTTTTGCCCTCCTCGATACACTTTTTCGTTACGCCTTTATACCCTTTACGCTTGCAATATTGCGTAAACTTACCTTTGTTCTCAGGCTTTATCTCTATCTTTTTTTTGGCCTTTGCCATATGTCACCTCCTTCCCGTTCGTCATTATGCCATAAAAACTGGTTGAAACAGCGTTTTCCCAGCTTCCATTGGCGATAGAATGCGTGGTTCAACTATGTCTTGCAAGCTTCTGTGTAGATATAGGTCCGTAGCCTCTTCATATCCTTTTTTGAAGCCCTGTGCAGCTTCCGTTCCTATAAATCTTCCAGGAGCAAGCTTCATCATTCTAGCCATACCTTTCCAGGCAAGGAATAGATACTTATTGAAAATCAATGCACCCACATCAGATGCATACTTAAGCACTGGATGTTCAGTGATAGAGTAGTTTACGAACGCTTCGTCAGCGGTCTCTATCGCCTCTCTATATGGAATCCCTTGCTCTCTTAGCCAAGTATATAGTGCATACTTAGCGACCATATCTCCACGCTGAAACAGCTTCATTCCAATTTTGAAAGCTTGTGTTTCTTCCGTTGGATATGCGCTTTTTACCGCTTTTCTCATCTTTTCGTTTAGCTTAGTCAGGAATTTATCCTCTATCATTCTTCTTATCTCGTTTTTGTTATCGGCTTCTATTACATTGATATCGTCTATGACTGGAGTCATCATCCCTTCTTTGTATATTATCGATATGGGGTTCTCCTCTTTGCTTCTAAGCCTATACTTATACTCTTTCAGATTTATAGGCTTTCCAGATGCCATATCGAAATACATATTTAAGCTCTCAAGATAATCCTCTTCATATTGGTCAGCAAGGAACCACGCCTCTTTCATTCTTCTTGCCGCATCTATCGGATCCATTCCATACTTGATGAGAGTATCGTAATTAGATTGTGCATTTGACATAATTGTATCAACATTCAGTACCGTCATCTTCATTTTGGCCATTTCTACTATATCTTTCACTATCTTTTGCATCCATGCCAACGCACGGTGGTTCTTGAATAGATATGGGTCTTGATAGCCGAATATGTCATACATAAGCTCTGGCCTTACGAACAGCTTTCTTTCTCCATATTTACTTGCAAGGTAGTTTCTTGTCTGCTTCGGTATCATCATCCAAAGCTCAGAATGCGATTCTGGTGATATCTCTATATATTTCCTTTTCCCTTCATTTATCAAGTAGTCTCTGAATAGAAGATCGATTACCTTTTTGTTGTATTCGCTCGTTTTGTCTCTTAGGAACATATCTGATATCGTGTATGCCATATTCTCTGTTATGTCGCCTTTTGGCCTGCCTATGTCGTTCAACCTCCAGCCTATTATCTTTCCTTTGTCGCTCAATATTGGGAGGAGCGCATAGCCTTCGCCCTGATAGTGGTCTTTTGCCGTTACTATCTCGTCTGCACTGAAGGTGGTTCCCATATGCGATAGGTTTTTTATGCCTAATGCTCCCTGTGTATAGCTTTGAGTATAGTCCTTTATTTTTACCCTAACATAGTTTTCGCCTTTTACCCTCACAGAACCACCCAGCACAGTCGCACCCTTAGGTATTTCATTTGTCTTGACCCATGCAACCGTTTCGAATGGTTTTGGTTTTGTCTTTATGTATCCGTGTATTTCGTGCAGCGGGTTAAGTTCGTTTTTCTTTCTGAATATTTTTTCCATATTTTTATAGAACTTGTATGTCCTGAATATTGCGCCTGCATCCTTTTCGACTATTCTTTCGATATCGTCAATCCTATCAAGGATTTTTAATGTTATGAGCTTGTAGATTATCGCTTCTGGAATTTTGCTCTTTGTTTTGTCCCTGAACAGTTGTTTGTGAATAGCGTAGGCATTCAGCATTTGGCGGTGGTTCACAACCTTCCCTTCGGTCTTTAGAACCACCAAACCTTCTATTTGGGATTTTACACCATCGTCGTTTATAACCGACTCAAGTTTTTCAATCTCACTTTTTCTGTTTTTTATCAACTCGACAAGTTCATCTTTATCTTTTAAATCAAGACCATACAACCCGCTTGAAGCTATTATCATATTGAGTGCTTCTCTCTCTTTTGGCGTGAAGTTCTTTAGGAGTTCTTTCAGTCTTGTTCCATATACCGCATCGACTTTTTCTTTTGCCGATTCCTTTGCTGCCTGCGCTATGGATTTTATTCTGTAGAAATCCTTCTCCATCACATCTTTATTCAGTTTGAATATCTGGAAGAATGCCCTTGATTGCTCGTTGTCTATCATATCACGATATATTTCCGTCTCTTTCCATATCTGTTCCATGACTTTAACGGCTGGCTCTACTGCAAGTTTCGTTGCAAGATTCATTAACGGTTTTGCGTATTTGTCGCTCTCTTTTCTCATAAGCGATGTTATGGAATCTATTTTTGCGACTATTCTTGCGGCTTTGGGCATAAACGCATATCTTGTAGACGCTCCATTCCCTATTCTATAATATGCATCGGCAAGTTCGTTATATAGTTTGACTGCATACTCGTTTGCCTTCATATTGTTTTTTCTTACAAGCCCTATCAGCTTGTTTAGAAGTTCTTTTACGATGTTTATCAAATCGTCAAGATATGATGACGATTTATCCTTTTTGAACAGTCTCAAATCTATGTCTATATCCTTGATGTTCTCTATAAAGTTTTTGTTTGTCAAAGCATAGATTAAAAATTCGTGTTCGTGCTTGGTGGTTCCTTCTCCGAACAAGGCGTAAGCTGCAACGGATTTTGCCACTTCTACATCTTCATCGTTGTATTGTTTTGGCAGAAATGCCATCCATTCGTTTCCTTTGCCATATTTTTCCTGTAGAGCCTTTATTGTGGTGTTTATTGCTTTCTTGATTTTTAGTTTGTGCTCTTGACTGAGGGGGAGCGTATTGTCTATGACTATGTGCAATAGCTCGTGCGTGAATACTTCTATATCCGATGTTACTATGTCTTTGTCGGATAGAACCACCTCGATAGTGTACATGTCTCCATCTTTCTGAATTGAGCCTAAGCTAAATTTGTCTCCTTTGTACTTTACAAGTTTTATAACTTCATTTCCTATCAGGTTGTCCTCAAGCGTCTCAACTATGTCAATAAGGTGGTTCGCATATTCATCTTTTTCGCTTACCATTTGTCTTAGATACTTAGCTAAACCATCATTATCCAAAATCTCTTCACCAAGTAGAGTCTTTCTTATGCTCTCTCCAAGTTCGATAGATTTCGATCTGACATCTTTTTCTGTATTCTTTTTCTTTTCGGCAATATCTATGTCTTTGAGCAACTGGTGGTTCAACACCTGATCATATGACTTTCCTATATCTTCAATCAACTTCTTTTTGTCATCTGGCTTGTATGCGAACAGTTCATCGTTTTTGCCAAGAGGAGAATAGACAAAATGCTGCATTGCGTCTATTTTCTCAAATAGCTTAGTTTTCGCTTTTTTTGACCACAATAGTGCTTTCTTCACTTTCATCAGGTCGTTTTTGCTCAAAAGCTCCTTGTTGTAGTTTTCAAGTATGTATTTTGAAAATTCGACTATATGTGAGTTTTTAGCCGTTTCCTCTATGACATTCTTGTTGTATTCCATTGAGAAATCATTTAGAGTCTGCTCGTCATATCCTATGATTGCAGCATCATATATGTATTGAAGCCTGTCGTATGCTTTTGTGTTGTTTAGCGATCTGAAAAAGACAAGTGAATCTATTGAGTGAGTCATTGATGCAAGTAATTTCGATGCTCTGTCTTCAATATACGGAACGGTTTTTTTTGCAAATTTTATCTCACTCTTATCTACGACAGGAAGCACGAAAGATGTTTTTGCAGCATCTTCATTAGATATTCTGAATGGAAACACTCCAAGATTATAGAACCCTATATATCCTATCTCTTTTTTAGCAGATTCTTTCAGGTCTTTGATAGTTTTCCATTTTGGATTTGCATTCTTTCTTTTAGCTTCAACTATTTTGCCTATTATGTTCGTCAATTCTTGAAGCACCAATCTTGTTGGCATTATCTCTCTTACGAATTGCTCAAACTGTTTTTTTGTGATTGTTTTTTCAAACAGTTTGAGTAGCGGAGCATGTAAGTTCTCTATACTTATATCTTTATTGTCTATTCCATCCAAAGATGTGATGTCTTTTAATTTTTTGCTCTCCTCTTTTCCATTCCTTATGTACACTATTCTTGCGTCTGGAAAATATGGCTTCAGCGCCATAAGAGTTGCAAATGCTTTGCTTTTCGACTCTCCTATGTACTTCTCTAAAATCTTGAACGCTTCTCTTGCAAGTTGATGCTTAAACTCTTTTTCTCCAGCACCATACTCTATCTCCTGAATGGCTTTTTTCATATTGTCTCTATTGAATTGTCTTATCAGCCTTGCCGCAAGGCTATTGTCTTTCTCTATTATTCTTGCAAGCTTTTCATTGGCAAGTATATAAATGTCAGTTATTTTTTTTGTGCCCTTCAATAGCAATCCTGAGCCTTTTAAGGCTTCTGGTATCGACTTGATGTCAAGAACCACGCCTCCAGCCATCATGATATCTTTCGATTTTGCGTATGTTGTTCCGTTTAGCAGTCTTGACAGTATGCTTGCCGATGTGCTTGCGTCTATTTCCATCTTTGCATATAGAGCCACATTGCCTTTTACTTTATATGGTTTTATTTCTCCTCTTAGTACTGCATCCATGAGAGCTATGTCTCTCAGCGCAGTTATTGTCATAACTTTTTCGTGCTCTTTTGCTATCTTCTTCAATGCTGCTTTATCTGATGATTTGCTTTTCCACATATCCATACCAAGCACAAGTCCATTTTTGGCAAATCTGAATGCTTGCTTGAAGCCTTTTCTTGGAACCACCCCATCTGGAGTGATTTCAAACATCTTTGAAAATTGTTCTCTTATCGTATCATTGTCCAGCCTATCTATCTTGATACCCATATTGAACGCAAGCACCTTTAGTGGTACATCTTTCAAATTTCCATTTCTGTCGAATAGGAACTTTTCCATATTTTTTTTGAGTTCTCGTTCGGTGGTTCCATTGATGTATGTGATAGATTTTTCTGGACTTACCAATCCTCTTGAAATTTTCTCAAGCTGATAGTTTATCGTGTTCGATGTTATTCCAGCTCTCCAGTTTGAGTATATCTTCCAGCTAAAGCTCATCTCTTTTTGCTTTGAATATGTCTCTTTTATCCTTTTGTACATTCTTTCTATATTTTCTCTTGCAATTTCTTTGTTTACTCTTGTAGTAAGGGTCGGTGCTTCGTCTACGAACATATCGGCTATATCTTTGTCTTTTATATGTTCGAAAAACATCTTTGCGTATTTGTTTGATTCGCTTCCAATTTCGTCGTTGAATTTAAACTTGACTCTTGACATATTTTTGATAGCGGTAAAAATCTCTTCTTGCGCAGTTCCTTTTTCAACTTTTCCAATTTCGGTTTTGCTTGAAGCTCTGCCCATCCCAGGCGGTTCAGGTTCCCTTATTTCGCTTTCTATCCTCAATTCGTCAAATAGCTCGTTTGCCCTGTCCAATAACTCTGATCTGTTTTCCATTATCTCGTAAAACGCTTGCTGTTTGCCATTTATTTCGACTTTCGATTCCCTGACAAAACCTTTGTGTACTAATGCTTTTACGGCTATCGATGTGAGATGCTGGGCAAAAGAGTCGTCAAGGTAATCAGTATCGGATACTACTTTTTTTGATATGTCGAACAGGCTCAATCCATTTTCAAATTTAACTTTACCAACAATATTTTTCGCTTCTTCTTTTATTGCGAATAGCGGTACTCCATTTTCAAGTATGGCTTCGAATACTGGTCTCGCCCCGTCTCCAAAAACATCTACAAGCCTTTTATAGTCTGGGTTGAATGTAGCTATTTTCCTATAGACAAGAGCCATTGCGTCTTTTAGTGGTTTATCCAGATTGCCTATGGCTGGTTCTCCGTTTTTGTTCTTTATAGACAAAAGGTCTGCAATTGGGTTTTGTATCCTTATTTCTCCATATTTTGTTTTCAAATTCTTAGAAGACAGTCTCATAATAATTCTATCTTCTGCTTTTCCTATCGTTGGCCTCACATCCCAGTCAGACATTATCCTTTTTATCTCTTTATTTGTTACCTCTATATCGTCTATTTTTGCGGCTTCACCTTTTTCGTTTATTCTCTTTATCTTGCTGGACACGAAGGCTTTTTCTTGCTTTTTAGCTTTGTTTTCATCAGTCTCACCAGCTCTTGAATAGTGTTCGCCTTTTCTCGTCAATACTTTTTTCATTAATCCAGATTGAGTTATTGTATATATATGTTCTTCGTCTTCGTTCAGTTTTTTTACCAATCCAGCTTTCTCCAGGTGCTTTTTATTCCCTATAAGCTCTTTTTCATCGTTGAGGTTTATGTTTTTTCCGTCAATATTTAGAACCACCTTGCTGTCATCTACAGATACTATATGGCCGCTCTCAAGTCTATATCTTCTTTTCTTATTCTCAGTTTTTGTCGCATCTTTTGTCGCAGCTTGCTTTGGTTCACTAAATTGTGCTTCAAGCTGCTCTATTTTTTTTCGTATCTCCTGTTTTGCTTCTTTGTGTTTTAAACTTTTTTCTATTTCTTTGAGCTTCCCTATTTCTTGTTGCAGCTTTGGAGCTTTGTTTTTTTGTTCTATTTCTTTCAATAGCCTCTGTTTCTTTACCTCAAGCTTTTTGGCTTCATCTATCATTCCAACTTTTTTAAGTGTTTTTATATCATTCTCTATGTCCGCTATTTCCTGATCAATATCCTGTTTCGGCTTCTTCAGTTTTGCGATTTCAGATACTTTCGCTATCCCTCTACCTATTTCGCCTTTTTTCTGCTTGTATATTTTTGCAAGTATCTCTCTTGTGTGGTTCTCGAAATCTGTATGTTCAGATTTCATTGGATTGTGCAAATTGTCTATGATGTGCTCGATGACCTTGTTGGAGTCTTTTCTGATATTGACTATATCGTCATCGCTTATATCAATTGTTCCGTTCTCTTTTTCTTTCTTAAGCTCGGACAGCATTCTATCTCTAATGGCTTTTTCAGCTGTAAGTTCGATTATTATGTTTCTAAGCACTGGATTTTTTATATTGTGTTTTTCTACAAGCGCTTTTGCTTCATTGGTATTTTTTGCTTGAGATACTATTCTTTTAACAAGTTTTGTATCTATGCTTGGAACGAACTTTGGATCGATTTTTTTGAATGCTATTGTAGGCATTCTAAACGCTACATCGAACAATCTTTTTGCTTTGTCTTGTGCATTCTGGGCCGTTTTAAATTTATTCCATCTTCTTAGTAGATCGTTCTTTATGTTTTGTGCTACTTCGTCAGTGGGAACTGAACCGCTCTGCTTTGGTGGTTCAATTGCATACACTTCTTTGAATACTTCTTTATCATTCTCATTTGCAATTTTCTGAACCACCTCCTCGGGTGTGTATTTGCCTTCATCGACAAGCTTCATAGCGTGCTCAAGCTCGTGAGTTCCTATAATCCCAGTATCAGACTTTATTCTTGCTTCAAGGTCGTTTATATCGACATCTTCTTCTTCGGCCTCTTCAGTTTCTGGCATTTCTATATTGTTTACCGAACCACCATTCTCATCTTTGTAAATAGGTCCCAGCTTTTCAGCTGCATCCAATACGCTGTTTATCGTATATTCAATTTCATCGTCATTTTTCCCGATTTCCTTGAGGTGGCTCTCAAGATGAGATATCGCCTCTTCTTTGCCTTCTGGATTCGCTCTAATGTATTGAATCGTTGGAGCGACTTTCCTTTCGGCAATTTTTATCTCTTCTATGCTCTGAGGTGGTTCTATTCCCTCTACGGCATTTTTATATTGATTTATTTTTTCTTGTTCTTGCTCTTTCTTAGCCGTGCCTATCATATCCATTTTTTCACTATGGAATTTTCTTGCTCCTTCTGGCGACATGGCTGCCAGTGGAACTGACATACCTGCCGTTTCTATTGTAGTCCCAACGGCTTGCTCTTTTGCTTTTTGTATCGCCTCTTCTATATTGCCTGTCTTGCCATATTCTTCGAGGAAGTTTTGAAGGTTCTCTGTGGTCACTTCTATTCCAGCGTCACCTAAGACTCCAGCACCGAACAGTGCCGCTGTTTCGGCTGCACCTTTCTCTCCAAGTTTTTTGGCTACTTCTTCACCAGCCCTCTTCCCAAGTATTCTTCTTAGAATGGTTCCACCAGCAAGAGCCTCCGCTCCTACTACATCGAGCGCACCGCTTAGAACCCCTCCAGTTATAGCCTTAGTCCAGTCCTTCTCTTTTTGCTCGTCGTAGATTTCTCTCGACTTGCCAGCAAGATAGTCGCCAAGCCCAGCGGATCCCAATAAAGAAATCGCAGTTGACGGGTTCTTCGTTGCTGCCAAAGCTCCTACGGCAGCAATCATGGCTGGCAGAGATTCAACGGTAGCCTCAGATACCATTCGTACGACTCCGCTTACTCCGTAATTCTCAAACAGGTCTTTCGCCATCTCTTTGATGCCGCCTACTACACCATACTTGTCGTAATACTCTTTGCTTTTTTCTTCTACAAATTGAGTAGGTCTTGACGCTTGATGCATCCTTGAGGTCTCTATCCTCTCTTCTTTTCTCTCTTTATCGTTCTCTCTCCATGGCGCAAGCACTGTATCGGCCAACGCATTAGTACCTTGCCATAGCGCATCTATCAAGTTTCCAGTGTCCATTCCAGCCTGTGCTTCTTGTAACTCAGTCATAGGAGTACTTTCCCCAAGGCTGTAATCGAAGAACCCTTTTCCTTCCTGATAGGCCTCTTTATCTCCTACGACAAGACCTTCGCTTGCAAGCTCTTCCTTGCTAGAACCACCGACAGCCATATTCACAAGCTCATCAAGAGCTTTTGCATAGTTTTCGTTAGGTTCTAAATCTGGATTTTTGATGATAGTTTCAAGAGCGTCTTTCTGTATCTTCAGCTCTGGTATATCGTCTATGCTGTCACCATACTTATCCACAAGCTCTTGATACGCTTGCTCTGCAAGCTGTCTGCTCTCTTCACGGTCATTTACTTTTTCAAGTATTTCTGGTGCAACTCCTGCGGTGGTTCTGAGCATCATTCCATCGTCAAACAATGCGCTGTCGTTTGCCGAAGTACCTTCTTCTTTCGCTCCACTAAATGTTGCGAATAGGCTCATCAAGTCATTATTTGAGTCTATTGATTTCTTTACATCCTGGCTTATTGCGCTTCTTTGCTTTTTTGTTCTTTTGTAGATATCAAACAAATCCATTATTATTCTCCTGATAGTTCTTCTATGTTACTCCAGTTCTTGATTAGGTAATCAAGGAACGCCTTTTGTGTCTTTGGACCAAATTTTATTTTTTCGCCAACTGGAATTCCAAGTTTATTTTGTGCGAAATCTTTTATTGCCGTGGTTACAATTTCTGGCGTTATGTTGTGTAGTAGTTTGTTTGCGTCATAGCCCAATTCATCTTTGTTTCTATTTATGACCATTGGGAATGACTGAACTGCGTTTGAAAATACTTTTATGGCTTCATCTTTGTCTATTTTGTACGGATTGATCAAGCCACTTTCATTCTTCTTGGTTATCCTACCAGTAACTACCTGGCTATAGATATCTTTCTTTAAGACTTTCTGTATTGACTTTGGAAGTACGGAATATGGCGGCAAGTTCCCTTTTGAGTTCATAAGTTCCTTAACAAATATTTTTGACGCTTGATTTATTTTCTTGTCTATCTGCGGCATCACTCTCAATGCAACCTCTGGGCTTTTGTTTTTCAGTCCCTCTTTTATTTTGAACAATTTGCTAATTGCCGATGCAGCCCCATACTCATCGTCTATCTTGTATGTCTTTTTGAGTACTGGCAGATTTAGTATATTTTCCTGGTTCTCTTGAAGGCTTTTTTTAATCGATTCAGCTCTTTGCGTTTCATTTTTATCGATTGCGTCTTTATACGCTTTACCTATATTGTACAGTGTTTTATCTCTTAGGTCTTCTGTCGCATTTATGACTATTGAACCACCATCGCTATTTGTTGCTTCGTCTATATCGCTTTGAAGCTTTAGTAGCTCTTTTGCTTGTTGGTTTCTTCTTATCTTGTCCTCCAGGTTGTACAATCTCATAGCTTCTGATAGTGCGTATGATTTTTGTTTTGGAGTGAGTTTTTCTGTTTTTAGTATCTCATCAAGATAATTGTCTGGTTTTACATAATTAGCAATATCGTATGCAAATTTTATTCCAGTTTTCTTGTCGTTTTCATTTTGTACTGTCCTGTTGAATGCATAGTTTGAGTGCATCTCTTGAATATCGCCAATAGCGTCTCTTTCTATACCAAGAGCTTTTAGTTTTTTCAGATGAAACATTTTTTCTTCTGGAGAAAACATATCATTACTCATTATTGTAAGTTTTGCCTGGTCAATAGCTTTTGCACGCTTTACTGGATTATTTTCGTTATATACCGTGGAGGCAATAGGAAGGACGAAATCCGTAAAGTCTTTGTCGAACTTGCTTATCTTTTTTTTCTTCTCAAGTTCGTCCCAATTATTTACTATTCCAGCCGCTATTGATGGGTCTATTTGGGATGCTTTTTGTATTATCTTTGGTTTTAGTTGTTTGAGTTTGTCGGGGTCGTCTATCTGGTCTATGACTATATTTAGTTTAAGTATGTCTTCTTTTTTTTTTCTTTTATGAGATTGTCTATTGTGTCATCTTTCGGTGGTTCTATGTCTTTGGCAAAAGCGTCCTTTGCCGTCCTCAGCAAAGTATCGGAATTCATATCTGGCAGCGATACTGGACTGCCTATTCTCACTTTATTTATCTTAGCCATATCTTACACCTTTGCCTTGTTTGCTGCGTCTTGCAGGTCTTTGTCGCTAAATCCAGAAGCTTTCTTTCTAAGCTCCCACTCTTCTTTTGCCATTCTCAATTGTTCAAGTAGCGCTTTCTTTTGGTCTTTCATATATGACCTTGCTGTTTTGGCGTTAAGGTAATTTTGCCATGTATTGAATAGCCCTACTCCAAAGTTGGTCAGGTCCATAGTTGGCTTCAGCCAGCCTGCATTCTTTTGAAACCAGTTGCCTTCTCTGAACAGAACTGCATTGTTTCCAGACGGATCAACATCAAGCTTGTAACCTTTTTCAGACAGTACATTGAGAAGCGATGCATTTTTCGCACCCCAATCTTGAAAGTTGTCTATACTGAATGTTTCGTTGTCTATTTTGTTAAAGCCGCCTATGCTGTCAAGCAGTTTTGTCGCATCATCTTGTCTGGCAAATACATCGTTCCCTTGCCACATCGCCATATCAAATCCTTACTACAGTGTATTTTGGAACGCTAACCTCTTTATCCACTACGCCAACCTCAGTATTTTGAGGCACGAATTTTTGCATCATTGTTGCTTCAAGATTTCTCACGATTGGTTCTGGTACTTCCACTTCTTTACCAAATGGAACCACCGCAGCTACTTGAATACGCTCGTTTACAACAGCCACATATGCGCTATCTCTATTGTCTTCTGAATCATTGTTTATTACTTTGATTTTCACCATGCCTTTTTTCTTAGGCTCATCGAAAGCTCCAGCTTCTTTCAAAGCTTTTTCAAGCTCCTCTTTTTTCATTCCTTGAGCGTTGATTCCATAGTGTGACGCTAGTTTCTTCATTTCTTGCCAATTCATATTTCTCCTTTTTGATTATTCTGAACCACCACAAGGGTGGTTCTATGTTAGATTGGGCAGACTACTTCGCCTACAGCCAATGTTTCTGGTCGTGTGATTACGCTTGCATATCTAAACTTGTATGCCACATATCCTTTTTCGCCAATTGGGTTGCCGCTGTCGATTTGATCAGGCCATCTTGTGAAGATGTTGAACTTGTTTTTACCCATCAGGCCGACTGTTGCGAAGGCATCTCTTGAGATTGTGATGAACGGATATACTGTGTATCGATATTTGCCGCTTCCATCATCGCCGCTTTGACAAGTTTCTGATGGATTAGCCCCAGTCCCTCCAACTAATGCACCAGTATTTCCGTAGTTTACCATTTTCTCTACATAGATGAATCTGAAGTTTCCGAGAGTTCCGATCTCCTCTGCGCCTTCCATCTTGAAGATATTGCTTTGATCTGGATATTGCTCTACTGGAACAAAATCAGGGAAGAGGCTATCATCTCTAAGTGCTCCAGCGAGGTCTGCGCCTACTGCGATATAGAATCCAGCAGGAATAGGCTTCGTACCGATTCGTGTAGTTCCAGTAATCATCGATGCGACAGGCTTCGCTCTGTTTTTGATTAGCACTGTATAGAGCTTGCTGAGTAGCTTTTTGCTTAGGCTGTATTTTGTCGCTTGAGCATCATCGGAACCACCAAGCTCGCCTCTTGCCGTAGCATCTCCACCATACACTCTGAATGTGCTTGAGAGCAAATCCATCTGAATTAGGTCATCGTTTCTTTGGTTCATGTCAACTGATAGGTTCTCGATTTCCAAAGTACGAATGTTGTCTTCCATATATGTTTCAGCGTCTTCTGTAAGATAGCTGATACCAGCAATCTTCTTCAGGGTTGTTTTAAATGTGACTTTTCTCAAAGAAGGAATTTCTGTAATTCCAGTGGTGGTTCCCTCTTGAGTAAGGAAAAGGTTGTTCAGTTGCGCTTGAACATCGGCTGCATTTCTTTCGGCCATATAGCCGTTTGCAGTAGGATTGTAATTTCCGTTGTTATCGACTACATCTCTTGTAATACCATAGTAATACACAGGGACTCTAAACTCATTCCCACTTTTTTGCTTCATCATTTCTCTTCTGTCTGCAAACTTTGCAAAAGAGAAATTCTCGTCTACTGCCTTGAGAGCTGTTCTCAGGAAGAATGTCTGGTTTTGAACACCGATAGTGGTGTTACCATTGTTGTACTCTACCATTGTAGTACCTCTTTGAATGTTTTTCTATTGAAAACTATCCGACAATTTGTCGGTAATATTTCTCGAACTCTTCGTCCGATAACGACATAAAGTCGATGTCATTGACATCTTCTGGCTGAGAAGTCGTGTTAGCCGACTTTCCTATGGAAGCCTTTTTGATTTTTTTAGCTTTTTGCTTTTTCTTTTCGGCTTCCTCTTCGATCTGCCTCTCTTTTTGGGCTTTGATCTTCTCAATGTATTCTTTGACACTTTCGGCATAAATGTCAATTGCCCTTCTGCTATCGTTGAGCAATTTCTTCTTCATGAAGATTGGAGCCACAGCTTCCATCAGGCCGTTTCGCACATTGTCATAAAGCTCTCTAAGCAGTGACATGTCAGAAAATATTTCTCTCTTACTCTCATCATCAAGCTCTTTCGCTACGAAGTTTGTAAATTTCGTATATGCCACTGGATCGGTACTTTGAGCTTCTTCAACGAATTTCTTAAGCTCTATATCGCTTACTGGCACACGGTGGTTCTGCGGTGTGTATTCACCTTCCGACTCTTCGATATCCATAGGGTTGTCTACACCAAGTTTTTTTAATAGCGTAGATATTGCTTCTTTCTTCCCAGATTTAGCGTCGATAAGCAAATTGATTTCGTCTTCGCTTACATCATTTTCTTTTAGAGCCTCAATAAGCCCAATGTCTTCTTTATAGTCGTCGTACATTTGCTTATACTTGATACCTTCTTCGGCGATTCTATATAGCTCATCAATGCTTTCTATCGCTATTTCTCTACCATTTGCATTGAGAGGTTTTAGCTCCTGGTTTGGAACCACCCCAAGCTCTGCTGCCTCTTTGGCTTTTTCAGATTCAGTTACTTCCTCAATCTCTCCCTCTGGAGCTTCTTCTGCTTCATCCTCAGTTTCTTCTTCTACAACCTCTTCTTGTTCTTCATCTTCAGTAGTCGTTGGCTCCTCTTCATCTATCAGGTCCCACGCTTCTTGATTTATATCTTTGTACTCTTCACTCATCATCTTCTCCATTTCTCAAGTCTTGCATTGCGTTTTCAAGCTCTTGCAGGTAGGCTTTGAAATTGAAACAAGAACTCATCTTCTCACCAGCCTCTTTTCGCATTGTTTCATCAATTCCGTTGAATGCATACATTTCAGCGAAATCCATCGCCACATCTTGCGTATAAAATTCTACTACCTTCTTGAAATCTTCGTTGTCCTTGATTCTTTCATATGCCATTGCCGCTTCTACGGCTTTAGGTTTTAGTCTGTTTCCCATGCCAACTCCTTTATTCTGTTATAGTGTCACTTATTGACTTTCCGTGGCCAAGTATCGATTTTGCCATCTTGTGCCCATAGTTGTCAATTTTTAGCTTTTCTGGAACCACCTTCTTCGCAAGCTCCTCCTTAAAATCCAATCCGTATTTTTTCCTTATCGTTTCAAGGTCTATCATTTTTGCTTTACTATCGTTTTCTTTCGCCTTTGACATCTTCATTGCGTAATCGGCTTCATTCTCTTTGACTCTTGAGTATCTTTCCATAATTGAGGCCTCAAGGAGTTTCAACTCAAGCATTTTTTCTTTCATTTCTATTTCACTTGGCTGTGGTTCATATCCTCTTATCTGTTCAGCTAATGCATCCATTTTTTGAAGTTCAGCTATTTCAGCCATTATCGTTTTTGTAAGTTCGAATGGGAGATTGTTCCCAAGCGTTTGTAGCAGAAATGACAAATTCGATGCTTTCACATTGTCTGTTTGCTCAGTTGATATTGTTATATCGAAATCCATTCTGCCGTCTATGAACTCTATTGGAACATCTTGATATGGCATTCCAGTTATTCTTTGGATATCCTCTGGCTCCATAAATTCATATGCGTAGGCTATCCATTTTCGTATCATCGGCTTTACGATGTTCTCAGATACATTGTTTATGATGTCTGACTCTCTAAGCATCTCTGGGGTCATCTGTCCGCTTTTAGATGCCTTCGACCCATATGTGGCCTGTGCACCGTAGCCAGCTTCTTGATTTATGTTCGCCAAAGCTTTTTCGTCCATATCTACCAATTGCAATACATTGAACACATATGATGGTATCTGTGTATAGCTTCCTTGATAGAATCCATTTGGAGATAGATTGAATTCAAATGGCTCTCCATTCTTCCATCGCCTGAAGTTTACGCTATCAAGGTTTCCTTTTAGAACCCCCTTCTGTTGTGAGTTGCTTGTCTTGATGTCATTGAATATCCCCCTTAGTATATTCGTTTTTGCCACCTGAAAGTCTGATATAATGTCGGCCATACTCATACCATATTTGCTTCCAAGTTTTGTTTCAAACTTGTCGGTCACAAACGGTGGTTCTCCATCGGGGAATGGATTATCGTCAAGTCGAACCACCACATCATCTACCCAACAACACACTATTGGCTCAGCAATTCCGTCTCCATTCTTGTCGTATTTACCCCAATACTCATACATATAGAATTTTTTTCTTGCCTTGTCTTCATAATTCATCGGAAATGCTGAATCACCGTCATCTATCTGTATCTTGTCGAGATTTTCGTATATGCCCTCTTCTCGCAGTTGAGACAGTGAAACTTCTCTTCTATGGATTATGAAATTCGCTTCGTCTATGCTTCTTGCATTCGGATCGATAAAAATATCTTCGTTGTTACATACTATTGCGGTAGGATGACTTCTTATTGGTATCTCGACCTCCTGCTTCTTTTGTCCTATGATCTGACCAGTATTGTCATCGACTATATCAATCTCAACCTCTTTTTTTACGCTTTTGTATTCCCATCCAGTTTTAACGAAAGTGGTTCCATCAACTGCGTATGTTACAGCAAGCTCCTCAAAGAACTTCGCTCTTTTGAATTTCTTTGTATAGAAATAATTTACAAGCCTTTCTGATTGCGCAGCTATCAAGGTATCATCTTGTGTTATTGGGTTCGCTCTTATTATTTTTGTATTTTTTGTAAAAGGATTTTTAATCAGTGGCTTTATCCATAGAACCGCCCTTAGCACCTCTCTTGATACATAGTTGCTTTTGCCGTCTTTTCTTGGTTTTGTTGCACCATTGTAATATGTGCGCATCGTTTTTATGTACTGTTCCCAATCTCTTCTCGCACTTTTGGCGGATTCGTAATCAGCTTTCAAATTGTCTAACAATTTCTTCATCTGGCATTCCTTGTTCTTGAAATAGTTGATTCCAAATTATATCTTGGAGATACATTATATCCGTGGCGAATGAATAGTATGTTTCGTAATTTCCTTTTAGCATATCGTCTATTATCATCACATCTATGTCTCTAACATTTTTGTACTCTTTTATCTTTTGTTCTATCTCATCCTTAAATTTCCTGAAATCCGATAGCTCACTTTGAAGCTCATATTGCAAATATATATCGTATAGCTTCATTGCGGCCTGAAGTGTATCGAATATGTTTTTTACATTTAGTCCGCTTGCTTGATAGCCTTGATATAGTCCGTATATTGTCATTGCTATCTGCGCAACCATTCTAACTTTATCGCTTCCAACGCCAGCTTGTATCGCCATCGATGTCGCACTCATTACGAAAGCCGCTGCTGGGCTTAGCGTTCCAGCTGATACGAATGTCAGAACCACCCCGAGGGCTTTGAAGAATTTTGACTGTTTTATTCCGAATATTGTTGTATATGTTATCTTTTGTTTAGTGTGATACAAAAGCCCGAACATCGCTGGATAAAGATCAACATATTCTTTAAATTTGAACTCTCTTGTTATCAATGATGGTATAGGAATAAAAAATCTTTTCTCTATGTCTTCTGTAGTATATCTTCTTCCTGTTGCTTCGTCATTCGATAAAAACTTTTTTGGTCCAACATCAACAAGTCCGCTTTGCACGACATATGTATCGCTAAGCGCAGTAGCTTTGTCCAAAAGTTTTTTTTCTTCGTCAGTTAGGACTATCGTTATTGCTCTTGGTATAAAAGTGATTTTTCTTTTTTCTCCTTTGACAATAAATGCTTTGCCGTAGAAATGATCTATTCCGTTTTTCTTTATCCATATATCTTTTATCTCCCTATAGTATTCGTTTGCAAAGTTGTCGTTTTCAGTTTTTGCTTCTATCTCATATAGCAACTTCTGTCCACCTGGGGCATCATATTCTATTTTATATATCGTATTCATTCCAATATCTGGGGCGTAATAATCTATAACCTTGAACCACAATTTATCGAACAATTTTTTAAATCTATCTTCTTCAGTGTCTATCTTCCATTGCAAAAATGTTCCAAGTATTCCATATTCTATCTGAACGTCTTTGTTTTTTCCAAGTTGTTCTTGTAGTTCATCAGCGTTCATTATCCCACATCTTTGCAGCAGACTTCTCTTTGCGATCCATTCTCCGCCTACTTTTAATGGAACCACCTTGTCTATCACGAACTTATCCGTATCTTGCAAGTCTTCGAAAAATTCTTCGCTATCGAAAATTAGCCAATGTCCGTTAGATTTCACAAAGAATGAAATTTCAGCAAACCCTTCTGGTGGCTCCATTAAATATGTGTACACAAGTCTTGTTTGATGAATCTTTTTTGGTGGTCCTTTAAATGCTGGTATCTCTTCTACAGATTCATAATAGACCTGATATCCTATGTATATTTTTGCGCTTTTTCCATCTATTTTTACTTCTACTGGTATTTGTCCGACTATTTTGAAATCATACTCTTGCCCCATGTATTGCAGTCTTGCTACTTTCCCGACCCAATTTATATCTGGATATATTCTTGACATTATGTCATGCATAGCTTCTGGAAGCAAAAGTGGATTGCCTTCTTGGTATATCGGATTTCCGTTTTCATCTCTATCTGGAACCACCCCCGCTCTTTGGAGAGCCTTCTCTATGGTGGCTCTATTTATCGCTTTGAATTGCAGCTTTGAAATGTATTGCCAATTCTTATCGCTCACTGGATGCTTCAAGTCCATAGCATCCGTAATCGCTTCGTCTATATCTATATCGTTTATTACGGCATTTACCACTATGCTTTTGAATGTATCTTTTGGTTCTCCAAGCAGTGGTGCGAATCCAGTGCTTTCTATGGTTTCAGTCTTTTTCCCGACAATACCAAGAAAACTCACTTTGTGGCCTTAAATATTGGTGCGAGTTCTCTCAACTTGTCATTATATCTTTTGAATCCGTTTTTGTAATATTTCGCTTTCATCTCTTTCAGCTCTTTTGTGTCTTTGAATTCAAATTTGGCTCCATTCTTTTTTGTTATAGAGCCTACTGGCTCTTTATTCTCAAACACAATAAGGTATGCTATGAAGCCGAGATTGTGAATTTCTTTTGTCATTGTGAGCCACCGCAAGCTATCGATACATCCGTTGTTCCCGCTCCAACCCCGTCATCTATCGAGATCGTTCCGCTTGTACTTATATCGTCAAGTGCTTCCACCGCTGAGAATGATAGCGTGCTGAAATCTATTGAATTTGGAACATATGTTTGAACGGATGAAACATTTGGAATAGATGGTGCCGTTCTCCAGCTTGCCTCAAGATTATCTATTCCATTTGCTGCGATGTGCGCCGCATACACTTTCGCTCTCACCTCAGCCGCTCTTATCTGAGACGCTACTGGAATGCCTCTCGCTTGCTCTTCTATGAGTCCAGCTTGTGCACCAAGTACTTTTCTTTGCATATCGTCTGTCGCTATTTTTGACAATATAGCTTTTGCTTCTGATTCAGATTTTGCTATATTTGCGTTAGCTATTGCCTTGTCTATTTTTTCTTTGTTCTTGATACTCGTTATTTGTGCGTCAGTAGCGACAATATCTTTTTTGATTTTTTCTACATTTGCTTGCTGAACTCTTACCTCTTCTATTGCAATACGCTTTTTTTGTTTTATCAGATTAGCGTTTTGAACCACCTCAGCAGCTTTTGCACATTCAAGTCGTTTTTGTTCATCAAGCAATTCGAGTTCTTTTGGCCTTCTTTGCTGCATATCTAATATTTTTTCGTTGTTTAGTGAAATCTCAGAATCTATTGCATTGACCTTTTTGCTATTCATAGATATTTCGCTATCAACCAAACTCTCTTCTTTCTTGATTTTGTTAATTTGCTCAGATACAAGAAGCGATTGATTTGTTTCAGTAGTGGTTCTTGCATTTATCAGTGAAATGTCTGCACTTTCTTTCAGCGCCTGCTTGGCAAGGAGTTCATTCTGTTTGTCCAGTTGCAATGATTTTTTTGGCCCGTCTATTTTCATTCTGTCAAGCTCTTCTTGCGCCATAGACGCCTTTATTCTCAATATCGCTATCTCTTCTTCTTGCTTTGCTTTCTCAAGCGCAAGCTGCTGCTCTCTAAGCGGTACTTCAAATGCAAGCTTTAGAGCATCGTCCATCAATGACTCAAGAACTTGTGCCATTGACTTTGTATCTATAAATTTTTTTTCGTGATGATACTCAAGCTCATCCCTCACCTGAAGCATCAATCTTCTAAAAGTCTCTTCTACTCTGCTTATGTCGTACATATTATTCCTCCAGTGTTATATCTTCAAATTTCGGCAATAGCGCTATTAGTTCTTCTTTGCTACTCGGTGGCTCTCTGTCTCCGTTTTCTACCTCTTGCAACACTTGATACGCAGTGTACCACACTGAACCACGCCACTTGATAAATCGCTTAGACTCATCCTGATACGGATTTTCGTATCCTGCATAGCTGCAAGCGCTTAGGATGTTGTCGTACCCATAAGACCGTGCAATATTGTTCAAGTGTTCTTGTATGATGTACTCTGCAATCTCTTTTGTTATGCTGAATGCTGGCATATCTTTTTCTACAAGATTACCGTCAACTACTTTTTTATTAACTATACCAGCCTCATTTATTATCTCTATTATCCCAAACCCATCACTGACGCTTTCTTGCACGCTTGTTATATATTTTATTTCTCCGCTTGCAATTTCATATACTGCATACATTCATTTCCTTGTTACTATTATTGATAATGATGGATCGACCACAAAGAAGTCTTTGTAGTCGTTTGCTGGATTTTTCCCAGATTCTGCTTTTGCTGCAAGCATGTATTTGTATGTATCGCTTTCATGGTAGTCAAAAGAACCGCTCACAGATAGCGGAAGAACTATTCTTGTATCTCCTCCACTTGTGCCGACAGTAAATTCTTGCTTACCAAGCACAACTTCATTTCCGTTTGGATCTGTTATAAAAAGTTTTACGAAACCAGCAGTGTCTTTTTGACAATTGGTGTCATGCGATGTCAAAGTCCTTCCACTTGGAATATTTCTTATAGATGATATAGTCATCGTGAGCGTAACATTTATTTTAATATATGATAAATTTGGCAGGTTCCATGATGTTGCGTTATTGATTAGAGATAAAAGGTTTATTTTTCCATAATAATTAGCGCCTGTGCTCAACATACCAGTCACATAGTCACTTCCATTAACTGGGATATACATATCGCTGTTCATCGCTTTTTTATTTATGGTTACAGATAGCTGATTATTTGCTATCTTATCAGCTACTATTGTACCAGCAACGATCTTATCTGCTCTGAGCGTTCCATCTATTATCGCATCTCCATTTATATAAAGCTTGACATTTTCCAGCCATGAGCCTTCATAATATACTCTTGCAACTTTCTCTATTATCGATGTCTTATTGTTTGAATATATAGTGTAAACAATTGTATCTCCATTTATAAATTCAGATACTCCAATTTTTGGCTTAATAAAGTTATCGTCTATGTTTCCATTCGTGCTATGCCATGTGCCACTTCCTGTCATTCTTGCGTAATTCCAGTCATATGTTCTATCCACATATATTGAAAATGGAGACCTCGAACTTTCGTTTTCTATTTCGTATATCTTCTGAGACAGAGATTTTCCATTTATCTTTCCATTGCCTAAATCTATGTCGCTTCCAATTCTAACTATTCCATTTGATACACTAAATGGTGTAACTCTGCGTGTTGTGTCATACGGATCGACAACAGAAAAGTTCGTTGCATAAATATCAAACACAGAATTTTGTATCTCTTGAAATTCTCCATCTGTCGCTATGCTATAATATTTCCATCCAGCCACAATCCCATTTCCATCAACCACAAGGCTTTTATCACCAGCAATCTTTATTATGCTATTTTTATTTTTTTCAGCCTTGCTATCTGCCTGTTCAGCTTTGTCATCAACCTGTTTCATCTTGTTCTTGTTGAGGAACTCATTTTCACTCAAACCAGTCGATGTCCATTGCTGGTCACCAACATATATCTCAACTATTCCATTATTCACCCTGTAGTCACCTACTTCAAGTGAACCACTTCCTGTGTATTTATTCCCATATCCAATCTTCGTGTATGACTCTTTTATGAGTTCTATTTTTAGTTCTTTATCCGCTGTTCTGAATTCACTTCTCAGTTGTTCTTTGTCATTTGCATATGTGCCATTTTCTCCAGCAAAAGCCTCCTTCCATTGTTTTAGCTCGGACGAAGTCTGGTACGCAGCATCGTATTTACTCTTATCCTCTGGTGTCCATGTAGATTCAAATGTTTCTACTCTTTGAGATAGCGCCTGTGTTTCGTCAGATAGCGTTATTATTTTATTATCGTAGTATGATTTTGATTGGTTATATTCAGATTTCAAAGCCAGGAACGATGTAGTTAATGCCTGATGGTCATTCGTTAAAGTAGTCAGTCCTGATTTAACATTGGCAATTGCTTTTGAGTAGTCTGTATGAAATTCCGTTCTTAGATTTGTGATGTCTTCGGCTTTTGCATATGTGGTAGATACTTCCGTCAATGTTCTTGATACAGCCTCTGAAACTGCTTGAGTTTTTGCAGTCTCAAGTGATGCTTGCAACTTTGTTTCATCGACAACATATGCAAGCTCATTGGAGACATATTCTTTTATCGTGTGGTCATAATTTGCGATAGCTGTAGCTATGTCGCTCTCCCATTGCAGATGCAAGCTTGTAACCAATTCTTGCTTTGCGTATGTATCGCCTATTTCCTGCTTTAGTTGATTGATGATATTGTTTATCGTTACCGTTGTATTGTTGTTTATTATCGTTGTTTCATTGCTTATCTTTTGGCTTATCAGCGAATCGATATCAGCTCTAATATCATTTATCAAAGCCATAATTTCATTTCTAAGCTTTAATATTTCGCTATCCACATATGTTTTTTTTGCATACCCGCTTAGCTCAACTATTTCCTTGACCTGTTGCTCTATATCTGATTTGTCTATAGATTTTGTTTCCAATAAGTTAAGTCTTTGTAGTATCTGCTCAATTACCTCGTCATAGTCTTTAATTCCAAGAGAATTGAGCAAACCTCTCAATTGTTCAACCTGGTCCGCAAGAAGCGAAAAATCGTTATTTTGCAACAGTCCTAAATTGAAGTTCTGTACACTTTCGACTACATAGTTCTTATTTATAAGTATATTTCTTGGATCGACTGATATAATATTCTTTTTCTCTTTTATCTTCACAGTAGAACCACCCTCGTTGGAAATCTTACCAATGGGAAACCATCTACAAGCAGCGTTGAAACATAGCCAAACGATGGTTGAAGGAATTTGTCCTTTTCATCTGGCACTAAGAAATCAGATGGTGGTTCAGGAATAGTTACTACTACCTTTCCATTAGAACCACCGCTGCAATCTCCAAGTATCATTTTTTCTCCGTCGCTCATTCTCGTTACATTGAATTGAATAACTTTTCCAGTCATATCTTTTGGCTGATTGCTATCGTCAAGTATCGTAAGCTCTATTCTGGTTGGAGCGTCTGCGTATATCGTTTGGTTCATTTCTTTCTCCACATAACTCTTGGTGTTTTTTCTGGATCTATATCGGCATGTATAAAATTCTCATAACATCCGATTCTGTTGAATCCAGCGTCAAGCAAAGCTTTCATTATCACGAGCCTCTCTCTGCTCGATGTGGTTCTAATGTCGGCTGCATATCCTCTCGTATGCGCACTATTAGGAACACCTCCAACAGCTTTGTTGTGCTTCTCGCATCTGTAGCCAGATGTTATGTAGAATGGTATTCCTGCAATTTCTCTTGCCGTTTCAAGTTTCTCTATCAGTTCATTTTTTATGTTGTTCCCGCCACAACAGTGGCATTGGAACTCGTCCTTCGTGAAATATTTCATAGCCTGTCCTTCGCTCTTTCTTCAAGCTCTTCTATGCCAAGTTTTTTGGCCACCACAAGCTCTACAATCGCAAAAGTTCTTACGCCTGCATATGCCGATGCGCTTGCTATTCCAGCACTAAGCACTTCATTTATGCCATATCCTGCACATGCAAGAAATACCATACATCCTATTCCAAACGATGTTACTGTATTAAATGCAAACAGTCTGATGCGATTCTTTCTTCCATCTACAGACTTCATGTAGTTATATACTCCACCAGTTATCGACAATACTCCAACTATTGCTATCGTAACTGCTGGTATATCAAGAAGGCTCTTGTAAATTGGTGAATTTATCATTGTACTCTCTTATCATTTTCTCATATTCGTGAACCACCTTCTCAAGGTATCGAACTCTATTTTTACAATTCAGGTACCTATTTATCAATCTCTTGAAAATTTCTAATTTCATATTGACTTTCTTTTTCAATCTCGTACTCCAATATAAATGGTTCATCTACTGTTTTGTTTATTTCAAAAACTTTCAATCTTGGACACTTTGTCTTTACATAAACTATTTCTTTTTGCTTGTCGCAGCATCCACTAATGGATAACAATAGAATGAATGCCGATAGAGTCGTTAATATCAATCGAATATTCTTCATTTCGCCTTATGCTCCTGTTCCCATATTTTTTTTCAAATTTCTCTACCTTATCGATATTCCTTTTAAGTTCCATTTCTTTCACATTTTTACGCTCTATCTCTATCTGCTTGTTTAGCCTGTATATTTCAGATTTCATCGCCTTCATAGGCATATAGTATAGAACCACCCAGCCAAGAATCACAAAAACCATAATTGCTGCAACAATTACTGCCTTATCAACAATCCTATCTAAGAACATCTATATTCACCTTGTAGTCGATCACTATAAAATCGTCTATTCGTATTGCTTTGGCATCCTTGAAGTTAAATTTTCTCCACTTCAAATATCCAGTATTACTATCCATTCCTTCAAGCTTGTATGCATTTCCAGTCTTATTGCTCAAATACATCCAATCAAATGGTCCATCTCCATAATGTGTAAAATACCCGTCTATCTTGTATATGTGTCCTATAGGCGATACATTGTCATTGATGACTTCAAGCTCACCTCCCTTCGATACCATAGCAAACATTACAATGCCGAATAGTCCTATCATTATCGTTTCAATTATCAGCTCTATGCTTTTTCTCATATCAACTCCTTTATCTCATATATGTCTTTTTGGTCTCTTCTTATTTCATTGTAATAGCTTTCTTTACAGTGGTTTTTTCCGAAAACAGCGTCTATCATTTTCATAAATGAGCATGCGTATTTGTTGTTTTTGCTTTTGCATAAGTAGTAGGTGTATGAAGATATAGTGAAGTTTTCTTGTCCATAAATAATAGAACCACCAGCTTGGTCGAACGATAATGCTATCGTTTTGAAGTAGTCTTCTAAATCATCGTTTCTGTATAGCTTTCTTGCTACATTGACTATAAATGCTATCGGGCTAAGCGAGGTGGTCCCAATGAACGCTATTACCATCAATACAAAATGTTTTACCATTTTATGCCTTTAAGCTCATCTACGCTTGCAGCCATGCCTATCATGTCTTCAAGCAGTTGCCTCTTGCCAATTGCTTGTCCGACAAGTGTTTTGTATGCATCAGCCTTTGCGATTATTCTATTTGCAAGTTCCGTTTTATCTATGTTTCTAATTGCAGAAATTTGGTCAAGGAGCGGAGTTGAAGCATTGTTATCTGCCACAAATGCTCTTGCTTCTCTTTCCTGATTGTCCCAAGATAACATTTCAAGCTGAGGATATTTTTTTCTTATATCATCCATAGCTTCTTCAAATTTGCTGTTTATTAGGCTCAACGCATACTCTTTTAGCATATCAATAAAATCGTCTATCGGTTCAGAAATCGGCTCTTCAAAATTCTCTTTTATATACAACTCTTTACTTGGAACCACCTTGCATTTATCGCATTGTTCAAGTTTTTCTTTCTGTTCATCACTAAGCAGCGGTTCTTTGGTATTTTCCAATGTTTCTTCGTTTATTTTTTCTTCATATTCATCAAAAACTATTAATTTATATCCATCCTCGATTAGCTGAGAAATCATTTCGTCATATTGCTCTTCAAGCTCTTTTGTCTTATCGACTTTAGCTTTTTCGTAAAGATATTCTTGAAGCAAAAGAGCCACGACTCTGACTGGCTTCTTTTGCTTCATCGCAAGTTCGTAATTATTCATTATAGCTCCTCGTCTATGAAATATGGTAATGCAAATCTCTTTTGTCCATAAAGAACTCTATTGCCATTTAAATCTGTAATTGTAGATACCTTATTGGTAATTTGGAACTTATTATCATCTCCCCAAGTACCGTTATCCGTATCGTATTTTAGTTCTTTAAATACATATTGGAGATATGCTCTATTGTTTCTAACAGTAAGAAAAGGCAAAGTTTTTGCCATAGGGATTGTGGCATTTACATTATATGTTAATTCTTTATGTATTGGAGTTTGTAAATGGTATCCTCCAATCTCATTGTTAAAAGCGTGTCGTAAATAATATTGATAAACATATCCAAATCTTGTTACTCCTCTGCCTCCTTCCCCGTTTATTCCAACTTTGTTCAATATACTATTGCAAATTGCTGCCCCCCATTCAAAATCACGAGCTCCTCTGAGATGGTTGACTTCATCCAGCACCAATACTCTTGCACCAACATCTGCTAATTCCAAGAAATTAGCTTTGGTTTCATAAGTTACTAACACAACCATTAGGTCTAACATCTCTTCTTTCGAAGAGTACCCTAAATCTGAGTAAGATTGGACGATATTAAATGTTAAAGTATTATGTGTTATATTAATATTACCTTTTAACGGATAATCGGCACTACCATATGTACATTCTACAAACGCACCATCTTTTTTAGATACTAATAATTTTTTAAATCTATCTGCATTTATGTTTTTTCTACTAAGTTTTACTTGAATTGCATTGCTATTATTCCAAGTGAGATCAGGAGGTAATAAACTCTCACCCTCTTCACCTACTACAAGTGGTGTTCCTTCTATACCTTTTTCAAACCATTCGTCAGGATACCCGCCTCTGTTCCCATCTGTTCCTAAATCTATCCATAAAGTTGTATCGCTGAAATCAATTTTCCCACCTTCAGTGTTTACAGACAAAGATGTATCATTACTGTTGGTATGAATTGAATTTATTGAACCACCTTTCCATCTGTAATAATGCCCAGCTACCCCACCATTATTTGTAGCATCTTGGCATAAGATGTATTCATTTTTATGTAATGAAATTATTTCATCAGTTGAGGTTACTGTATATTCAACCCTATCTTTTAGTTTTCTTGGGTCACCGATGATTTCCGTGTGGGTTAAGGTGTTGTTGTAGGTATATGATTTTTCAAATGTACCTATCGGCACTATCACTTCACTTCCATCTGCTTTTTTCCAAATTAAGAAACATACTTTATCCCCAACCTCTATATTGTTATAAATGTCGGTATTGTGATAAAAATCAAGATATACATCATTGTAATCAATATCAAGCAATGTTTGATAGTTAACAATATGCTTATTGCCATTTCTATCAGTCAGATATAGATGTTCCCCACTGCTTAAGTAATTACCTTGATAGGAAAATATAGAAATTAGCTTTTCTTGAGTTTTTTTATCTATTTTGCCAAGATATAATCTTGTTCCTGTCCCGCTCCATTCTATTGATTTTTTTAATACGCTGTGACCTCCATATAGCCATTCACCATCCTTACCTCTAACTTTACCAATAATAGCCTTTCTGTTCCATTCGTCTAATATTTCTCTAAATGGCTTTTTATGTGCAGATATTCTTAAGTCTTCCACATCTCTCTCATTGATTTCATCCGCATACAATCCATCTGGTCTTCCTGATTTACCGCTTTCAATAAGACCTGTAATCTTAAATCCATTTTTATCATCAGAGGTATCGTTATTATAGGTTGCCAATGTTTCAACCGAATTGTCTGAAGGACGAATACAAGCGATTTTGTCTGGGTTGAAACAATCAGACATAGAAGCAACATACCCATCTGGCAATTGCCACCATTCCACTGCGTCAGGTCCTGTTGAACCATCATCGTAAGCGAATAAAGCTGAGCCTTCTGGGTTGTAAACAGGATGGTAAGCACCTTGGTTTCGTCTTTGGATGAGAGCTATTGGAAGAGCGAAACCATAACCTGCTTGATTAATATCTTCTATTCCCCAAGTTCCTATTTGACATCCATTAACAGTTGAACCTCCACCATGTAAATATCGTAAAAATCTGTGACCATTATTGTTTCCATTTGCACTATCAAAGTCATAATCAATACTTACTTGTTTTCCTTTTGTTATAACCCACCAGTAACCTTTATATGTTAGTTGTAAATCATTTCTTGTGCCAGGATTTTTCCACTCATTTCCTAAACCTTTAGCAACCCTAATCCTGTATCTTACCTGTATCCATTTATCCCCATCTTTATAAATATTGTTATCAGGGTTAGAAGCCAATTTAATCTTATCGGCTTCAGATAACTGACTCCATCTATAACCTTTACCTACTAATGCTCCTGGTTCTTGCCAATTACCAAATAAACTATAAGTATCATATCCACTAAACCAAGTAGTATCTGTTATACCCGATAGTCCATCTACATCATTACCACGATACTGAATGTTTCCATAAGGATAGACGACATCTTTTTCAGAAATATCTTCGTGCCAAGATTCAAGGAATACCAAATCTTGTCTGGATACTGAATCTCTGGCTTCGAATTTATCTGTATTTTGGTAAATGTCCGTGCCTGCTGATATGTCTTGTAGCGCTACGATAGGGGCTGGTTCGAGCTGTTTCAAATAATTTACTGTATAAGTAACTGTGACATCATTAGCATATAGTGCTATATATGTCGATTCTGAAGCAATAAATTCAAATACTTGTTCATCAGTTGAGCCAGTTGTTCCAGTCTTACTGAAAACAGTTTGCCCATTGTAAACAAAGTTGTTAAATCCACTTTCTTGAGTAAATGCTTTATCGACAGTAACTGATATAGCATAGCGACATCCCTTAATCAATTTCAGATTCAATGTAACATAACCACTACTTGTATTAGAATCATCTTCTATCGTAATGGTATTACTACCATTAACATATGTATATGAAGAAATCCTATCAGAACCCCTGTATGTTAAAAATGAAGTAAGATTTCTATCCAAGTCATTCAGGATAGCAAAATCACCCTGTTTCATATCTACAGGTAGATTAGTACTATCTGTTATTGCTGCTAAAGATGTAGGTGGTTGCGGTGTTTTTATTAAGTTATCTGCCGCATCTAACGCACCATATGTATGCAAACCTAATAATCTCGTCCTGTACCCGTTAATATTTACAACAGGTGTGTACGAATTATTACCAATAAACAATTTACCAGCCTCAGCCCAGTACTGAGTAGGTGCGTTGTATACCCACATTCCTTTATTAATACCGACATACCCTGGTCTAATACCGCCCCATTCCATAAATCCGCTACCAGCATATTGCTTCCTTCTAACCTCTGCTAAAGCTTCAAATTCAGCTTTAGACATTACACGGCCCTCAAGTTGCTCAAGGCTTTTACCGACCAATAGCTCTGCATCAAGTCCAGAACCACTACCATCAACAGCCTTAACCTTATTCAAAACATCACTAGCATCAACATTATCAAGATTTTTATTTGCCTTATTGTTTAAAGCTGTTTGCGCAGCAGTAGATATTGGCTTGTCCAAATCAGATGTATTGTCCACATTTCCAAGTCCAACTTGCTCTTTTGTTACTTGATGAGGATTGTTTGTATCTGAGGTATGGCTATCAAGTGATGTTTGGTCTGCTTTTAGGCTCAGCTTATCATCAATCGTGCTTCTTGAATATACATTAGCAGCATTAGCTTTCGTATCAAGGCTGTCTTTTACCAATTTCTCAGAAGGATATTTATCGTCAGATGGGGTGGTTCCAAATGATGTAACCTTGTTGGCTTTATCCTCTTTCAATGCTAGTGAGCTATCGACTTCACTTTTTGTGTATGTATCGCCTTTATCAGCTTTTAAGTCAAGACTGTCTTTTACCAGTTTTTCGGTAGGGTAGTGCGTGTCGTCTGGTGTCGTTTGAAACGATGTTAGTTTGTTTGCAAGTCTTTCATATCTCGCATCTGACTCATCTTTGTTGTATGCATTTACGGAAGCGTATGCAGCTTTCCACTGAGACCCATCCCACACATTCATTAATCCAGTTTGAGTATTGAAATACAAATCTCCAACAATTAACTGGCTTCCATCGTTTCTCGTGTTTGGCTCGCTATTTTTGCTTCCCAAGTATGTGTCCGCATAATTGTACACATCGTTTATATTGCTTGATACATTCTGAACATCTTGAATGCTTTGAGCGACAGTATTCACATCGGATACATTTTGAGATACTGTATCTATATCAGGCTCGTTTGCAGCTACAGCGTTTATGTTCGCTTCGTTTTGTGCAACTTTGTTTACATTTACAATATTGGTTGCAACTGAATCTATATTTTGCTTGTTTTGAACCACCGCATCTATATTTGCTTTATCGCCAGCGACTGCATTTACATTGTCAATATTCTGAGATACAGTTACTACATCATCTTTGTTTTGCGATACTGTTACAACATCATCTTTAATCGACGCTACATTGTCTATATTTGTTTTATTAGATGCCACATTGTCAATGTTTAGCAAATCTGATGATACGGCATCGATATTGGCTTTGTCGTTGGCTACCTGAACCACCTTGCCAATATTGGCGCTAACGACATCAACTTTTTGCATATTTGCAGATACATTGTTTACGCTATCTATATTGTCGCTCACATTTGCAACTTTTAGCAGATCGAGCGCTACATTAACGATAGATGCTATGTTGTTTGCAACAGTATCTATATTAGCTTTATTCCCAGCGACATTATCTATATTGCTTTTATTTAAAGCTACTGCATCGATGTTTGCTTTATCTGTTGCAACCGTATTTACCGAGTCTATGCTTTGCGATACAGTCTTTATACTTCCTATATTTTGTGAATCTGTGACTATATGTGATAGATTATTGAAGATATCCAATAGTATTGATAGATTGTTCGCTATATCTACCATTTTACCAATATTGTCAGCTACTGGCTCAACGGCAATGATATCGTTTATGTGATTGCTTAAATTTGTCAGCTCTGTCTTAATGTCTACAAGCTCCATCAGTGTCGCAGAGTTTTGTGATATCTCATAGACTTTGTCCACATTGTGAAGTAGCGTATCAAGCTCCGTGAAGCCAAGAGTATCTTCTATTTTTTTTACTATCGCAGCTATCTGGTCTTCTATGTATTTTTTCTGCAAATCTACATCGTTAAGATTCCACATCTGTCAATCTCCCATCAAAATATATCTCTTTGTTATCGAATTGCCAACTATCTATATGCATCGAGAAATCAAGGAATTGTGGTTCCATTTGTGCAAGCTTCTTTTTTGCGTTGTAAAATCTCTGATACAAAAGATTCGCATATTGTTCTTGGTCTTGCTGGCCAAGCGCCTCGACTATCTTCGATGTCGCTCCATATATAATCGCATGTCTCATTTTGAATTTATCGTTTCTTGGAATAGCGTCAAATGAATCAAACACAAGATTGGCGAATGCTATTATGTAGTCTCCATCCTTCTTTGGAACCACCTGCGCAAGGACATTGTTTACAAGTCTCGCTCCAAGTCCAAGTGGGTCCGATATGTGAGTTATCTCAAGCAAATGCAGATTTTCGTTAGCGAGATTCGCTTGAGCCTCCACTATTTCATTCAAGTCGTATTCATCCGTATCTTTATAAAGCGTTACCTTGAATGCGGATTTGAACGGCTTTACTTCAGCCTGTATCTCATCGAATACCATATCAACTATTCTTGCTATCTCTTCATCGCTATATGAAGTATTTGGCACAAGAACTTTTATGTCTTTTACTATATCAATCATATAAATCGCCTACCTCATCATATTCAAAATCATCATCGTAAACTGAACTTTCAGTATCTATTTGTGCCATGCTTGGATACACTACATCCAAATTTAGCAGCATTGAGATAGTGTCGAGCACATCGTCATGCTCACTTCTAAAACCTCTCATCGTTACTTTGCTTATTTCATTTTTCAATTCTAATACAAACTCTTTTGGAAGCTTTGTCGAAAATTGAACCTTGCCACTCTTTAGCATAGGAAGTGCATCATAAAACCTGCTGAATTTGTCTTTTAGCGGTCTAACTTCTTTTATCTGGAAAAATATACCTTTTTTGATCATTTCTTTTTGTATCCAGGTCAAGAACCCCTGCTGCGCTCCAGATACTTCAAGTCCAATCTGAATTGGCTTATATTGGGCGGCGAGATAGAATAAATCGTCTATGTTTTTGTCCATCGTTTGTCTTTTGCATATTCCGTCTATCAGTACAAGCTTTTCATCTTTCGTTGCAGCCCATACGCTTATAACGGAATAGTCGTTCTTGCTTGAACCACCAGTGGCAAAGTCCGTAGTAAAATAGATGTTACAAGCCTTGTAGCTCGGTGGTTCTATAAATGATATATCCTCTATTAGCCTCTGCTCGTCAGAGTTTATTTTAAGCATTAGCTCTTGAAAAAAAGCGTGTTCGTTTCCATCCGCTTTTAACGATTTGTACTGGTCGAGCACATAGTCAAATGTAAATCTATCTGGCCATGATGATCTGAATTCTTCCTTCTTGCAAGGAAACTTCTCAGCCACTGGATACACGCTTGCCTTCCAATGTGGATTGCTTATCTTTTTAACGAGCGGATCGCTCTCCATAAATGGCGTTCCTATGAAAATCGTCTTTTTTACGGATGGATGCAATGCGTTTGATACTCCCTTGTCAAGCAAGTCGTTCATTCTATTCATAAAAGGTTCACTTAATTCATTGTCTTTTATAATGTCGTCTATAATCGCAAGCTTAGGTCTTTCTCCAAACTCCTTGAACCCCCTCACTCCAGTCCTTGCTCCGAATATTCTTGCGGCTACCTCTATCCCATCTTTATTCATAGCATATATTCTTCCTTCTGTAGCACTGAATTTAATAAGCTCGTCTTGCAAGAATGATGAGTTTTTGTATCTGTGCTCTATGTTTCTTCGTATATCGGAACCACCCTTCTCCATTGCGTTTACAACGAACATAAGAACATTTACGCTTTTATTGAATTTAGGAAACCTTCCTCCCATAACGGCAAGAAACAAAAACAGATACTCCATTAGTAGCGTAGTCTTTGCAAACCCTCTGTGGGCACAAACCACATGTCTTTTTGTCTTACTAAATATAGTATCCAATAGATGCAAATGTGCCAATGGGGTTCTGTTCTCTTCTCCGCCCCTATCTGCGTTCACCATATTTATAAAATTTGCAAACATTAGCGCTTCAACTGAAGGCTTATATTTCTCCCATCTATAATCTACTTTTTCAAGATATTCATTCAGTTTCATCATCCAACTCCACATTTATTATTTCATTCGTATCAAGGCCTTTTTCTATCAGCCTTGCCTGCTGCTCAGCAGTGGTTCTCAACTTCTCAAACAGTTCATCGGCCCTACTATCGGTTTTAAGATTTACATTTATCTCTTCTGGTGGCTTAGTATTGTCGAGAACCACCTTTACTGCTTCTATCTTTACCTTGTCGCTTGATGCGTTTTCCATTAAATCAACAGCTATCCTCATAGCCTTCATCCTCTCATTAAAAAAGAGTAGATTGTTCGTCATCGGTAGCATCTCTATCATGCTTTGCACCAAATCGTTGTTATAGAAGTTATTTGCCTTGACCGCTATCTGGTCTGGCGTGAGCCATTCGCCTTTTTTGTTTTTTAGTCTTTCTGGAAATGTCTTCCTGTACGCATCGCTCTTGCTGTCGCCAAGGTTTAGGAAGTTTATGAATATGATGGCGTTCACGAAATGGTTGAAGTTTGTCTTTCTTTTCTCCAGGATAGATGAGTACTTTACAACGCTATCAAGAAGTTCGTTTCTTGTGAACCCAAACTTCCTTTGCAGCCTGTCAAGCTCCTCCATATCCTCATTGCTTATTCTGTCTCTTGCCTTTATCGGTAGCGCACTTATGAAGTCATCGACATTCAGCTCATCTTTTTTCAACAAGCTCTCTCTGCCCATTGTCAATCCTTTTTTGCAAGAATTATATCTATTTTATCATTTGAACCACCACCTGAACCGATATGATTTGGTTCTCAATGGACGCAATTGCTTGATAGCATAAATAGTTGCTGTTTGGTAATTCAACACATACGGATGCTCGATTGAGTCAACGGCGTATGCGCAAGTGCGTTTGTTGTAGATGCTGCCTAACATGATTGCTTATTGTGAAAATGTGTGAGCTTAACCACTCCACTAAGTGTCAAGTACCGTCAAAGGTGATACCCCCCCCTGTGGTTCCAGGAGTACCTATTGTTGGTGGGTGAAATTAAATGAAGAAGGGGTATGAGATGTTCGATGTAGTAAGTATTGTGGTTCTAATTGTCCTTGCACCAGTATTGGTTCGCTTCA